ATCGCATACTGTCCAGATGGACCAGTCCAATGATGCGAGAGCCACGCGCAGAACTTGACCTGACTATCTCGACAAACGCTCCGTTGTCAGTGGTCAGGAAATCGCGCAGATGTTTCGCAAGAAACCCAACCCACCCGCCCCCGCCTCCCGCGCTATGCAGCAGGTCATATGCCCGATTGCGCCGGAGCGGTCGGTCGCTCTCCACCTGCCAGGTCAACGAGGCCATTTTTGACACAGCGATAGCTATGGCGTTCCCCCACACCGCGCTATGATGCACGGTGCTGCGTAACACAGCATCGCGCTCTCGACTCCAGTATTCGGGCGGAAATGTGGGCAGCGTCACTCCTCCGCGCCCATAGCCATACCCGTACCAGGGGACAAAATGCAGCACATTATCGTGCCTGGTGACGCTCTGTTTCTGTATGTCCTCTACAGTCAATCATACCTCACAGTCCACGCCAGATAGCGCAGCGCATCCATAGCGTGATCGTTGTTTTTGATGGGTGCCCCGGTGGCCTGGTGGCGTTGATACGACACCATCTCATGTCGCACCAGTTTGCAACGAGGATGCACCAGCACCCGCCGCCAGTCGTTTGTGTCAGGCGCAATCATATGCTGCAATGTTTTAATGCTCTCCTCGACACTGCTCGGACTGTTGCGCGTTTCAACTCCCGCCTGATGCATCCGCGCGCGCAAATCAGAGGCCGATTTATCAACGGCGGCATAATCCGGGAACGGGTACGGCAATGCGAGCACGTCCCCCAATTGCGTATCGCTCAGTGTTTTTATAGTATGGTGCTCTGCAAATATGCACAGGCGACCGTCATGCCTGAGTTGCGCCAGCAAAAACACGCGCGGGTGGCTGTTGAGTGTGTACAGGCCCGTGCTATCGCGTTCGCCCTGCATGCCATCGTCAACGCCCCACAGAACCGGTCCAGCGCCGGGGGTGTAGTCGGCATCGGCGGTGACATTGTCGTCAGACCACATATCATAGACCAACCCACTGGCCTGCACCCATTTGCCCCACCGGAGGCGCTCATGCTCGGTGCCTGTCAGGCTGTCCAGTTTCGCGAGATAGTCCCGGCCCTCAGGCGTCCACTCGCCATCGTCATACAGGCGCGGGTTGTCCTCGTGGTGACTGTGCAAGAGCTGCGCCGCATCGGACAAGCAGCGCAAATACAGCCAGTGCGTCGGAGCGTCTGGATTACAGTCCGCTATTAGTTGCTGGTATGGCAGCGCATTATTGCGGAGCCTGGTGAGCAACGCCTGCCAGTCCCTTTCTTGCAGTTCGGTTGCCTCCTGCACGAAAACAATATCGTACTCGGTGGACATGATTTTTGACGGCTTGTCCAGTCCCCCCACCACGATTTGCGCCCCGTTGGGATAGCTGTACACCTGCCGAAACCGCCGCTGCGGCTTGCCGTCAATAACGAGCGGGTGTTCTCTGCCAAGCACATAAGTTTCAAACGTAAAAAGCCCCGTTTCCGACAGGCTTTCGCGCGTTTTCCGCACAATTAGCCCGCGAAAACGAGCGTTCCGTTTTGCTGCGGTGTGTATCTTATGTAAACAGGCTCGGCTTTTGCCCGTGCCGGCAGGGCCGCTTACCACTACCTCGGGAGCGGTAATGGTTTGGAGGGCTTTCGCTGCGCCCCGTGGCTCGTAAGCTGGCTCAGGAGACACATCTGATCTGGGAGCGAGTTCCAGTCCACTACTGCTGCGCCATCGCTGGCGTAGCCATTGCCTACTCTGTCGTGTCAGTGTTCCGGGCATGTTCCAGTGCCTCATCTATGCCAAGTGCCGCCGCGTCTATATTGGTTGCGGCCTCTAATGATTGTGCTATCGTGCGCAGGAGCGAGGCAACGTGCTTCGCCTCTATGTCTCCTGGCTGCATATCCCTGATCGTCTCGCCAAGCTTGCCCGACATGCCACGACCCAACTGGCGCAGCGTTTTGGCATCAAGCAGCGCATCTTGCCGTAGGCGTTCGATCTCCTGATTGCGCTTTGCGCGCAGGGCGGCGTTGTGCTCTTCCAGGACCGCCGCGTCGTACTGGCGTACTCGCTCCTGCCAGCGGTGTTGTGATGACCAGCGTTCCAATTGCCCCACATATGCCCCGTTTTTGCCCCATTTTTGGCAGAGTTTCTCCAGGCTGCGCTGGCTGCCCATTTCGCAGTACGCCACAAACGCGGCGTAGGCTTTGGCGCTCTCGGTTGGTAGCTGTTCTGGTAGCACATACTAGCCCTGTTCTACTCGTTCCACCGTCAACCCCTCGGCCTCGCAGCGTTGCAGTATGACCTCGCAATACTCCGGCGATATCTCGCAGCCGTAGCAGCGGCGCCCGGTACGGTGGGCGGCGATGATGGTTGTGCCGGAGCCGAGGAAGGGGTCAAGGACAAGATTGCTTTTGTTGCTACTGTGTTCTATAGCATGACAGGGTACTTGGACAGGCTTTTCGGTTGGATGTTCTGAAACATGAGATGCACGATTGATCTGCCACCAGTTCAACAAGTGAGAACCCTGGACACCATTAAAGGCATGCTTCCCTCGTGTTGCATAACAAATCAACTCTGTCCCCCATGTCCAATGTCGCCCCGTCAATGATGGCATTGGATTGGGCTTGCACCAAACCACATAATTATAAAAGTCTGCCCATTGCGCCATCCAACCCCATATAGCACCTGCCAAGAATTGAGACGTACAAATATACACAACACAATCAGGGGCCAATATGCGCAACAATTGCCTTAGTGCTGGCTCTGGATCAAACGCCTTATCCCATGCACTATCCTTTAAGACACCATAACTATCAGATATGGCACTGGCGGCTAGCAACTTGTCACTATCTGCTAGATTATAGGGCGGGTCGGTAAACACCATGTCGGCCCGCTCGCCCTGCATCAACCGATCCACCGTTGCCGGGTCGGTGCAGTCTCCACAGATCAGGCGATGCACGCCGCCAATCAGCCACACGTCACCCGTCTGCACCCGGCAGGGCGCGGCCTCATCGGGTTCAAACTCATCACCGCCGCCGCCTGGTTCGGGCAGGTCTGGCGTCAACCCATCCAACAGCGCGCTATATTCGGCCTCATCAAAACCCAGGCTACCCAGGTCAAACGACGGACGCAACTCATCAAGCAGCGCCGCCAGTTCGGCATCGTCGGGTTCTGCGCCGCGCCTCGTCTCGTTGTCGGCCACCAGATAAGCCATCGCCTGCTCGTCTGTCCAGTCGTCTGGTAGTTGGGTGACACGCAACGCCTGGTAGTTGAGGTGCTGTGCAGCCAGGTATACGCCGTGGCCTGCGATTATGGTATTCTTATGCACCACAATAGGCCGCACCTGTCCGAACTGCTGCAAACTGGCGGCGAGCCGCTCAATCTGCGCAGGCGGGTGCTGATTATAGTTGCGCGGGTGCGGTACAAGCGTGTCAATACCGCGTGTGTGCTCTGTTGGTTCGTTCATTCACCTGCCGTCCGTCATCTACGGTGCTGATAATTATCTCAGGAATATCGGCTCCGTAGCTCGTCTGTATTCATCAGTAGCCATAAATTGAGCATCGACTTTTGTGAGTTTATTGCCTGACATCATTCCGCTGGTTCCATCGTCCCACTCAACCGTAAATAATTGCAGTCGCTCTGCATAGGCGCGGAGGGTGCCGAACATATGGTCATTGATGGCAGCGCACCAATACACCCTATCGCCAATAGCGAGCGGCTTGTTATCTATATCGGTGTGTGTATTCATCTATCTGTACTCCCTATCGGTTCTGTCATCACATCCTCGCCACAGGCAGCCATCGCACTAACATTGCAATCAGCAAGAGCGAAACAGAAACAATCCCACTGCCTATGTAAAACATTACAAAACTCACCAGCCGAACTCCTCTATCGTGTTTGCGAGGATGCGCGCCATATCATCAGACAGCCCCCAGCGTTGTGTGTTCATCTCTAGAGACTTGCGAATATCACCAGACGGATGCCGCTCACTTGCCGCCTTCCAATCAATAAGCATCTCCAATACATCGAACAATGACATACCGCGTATGCCATCCTCGTAATACTCAGGGTGGTGGCTGTTGTGTTCATAGTGGTGCTGCAAGGCAGTTTTGCGCATCTCATCAAGAATGCGTTTGTACTCATCTGTTCCGTATTCCACTTCGCGCAACAGCGGCGTGTAGTGGTCAAACATAGGCTTCTCTGGCTCTTGCAGTTTGCTCAAGTCGTGATTGATTGAACGGCAATTAAGGTTGACGATCGCCTCAGTGAGAAATCCTTGAACACGCAGGATGTGTGTAACTGTATCCAGCGTGCTGTCATAATCACGGGTCATTGCTCGTCTATCCTCTCGCAATATGTCACCCAGAATGCCTGCACTTTTTGCAGGTCGGTCAGCACAATAGCGTAATTCCGGTCTGCGTCGCTGCGGTCATTCGGCTTGTTGTCGGCGATCTTCCGGCGGATTTGTTCCAGTTCTTTGCCGATCTGCATGTGAAATGTTTCTTCTGACATAGTGTTCTCCTTGCCTACCTACTCCACCCCATACTCGATATACTCATCTACCGCCACCCGCCGCCACACCTCACGCGTCCCCATACGAAACTCCACCACCACAATCAAACAAGCCACAATGCGCGCCAGGGCAAACCCGACACGCGGCGGCAAGTGTCTGGCAAGCCAGACGGTAGCGTGAAGCGCCCAGAGCCGCCGGGTGCGATATTCGATGGTGACGTTGGTGTGTGTCGTCACTTAGTTGCGTCTCCCTCGCCGCAAAAAAACTCCCTGCGCTCGTGTCGATAGCGGATACGTTCTATGCCATCAATAACCCACTCGAGCAGGTCAAACATTTTTATTGCAACCAGCACCGCAAATCCGCCACCCAACACAGCGCCAAAAAACATGGCTGCCGTTCTATACCCATTTCACCTGCTATCTGCACTATCGCACCTCGTTTCGCGGATCGGTGTATTCGGACGTATGCGCCTCGCGTGCGCGGGCCTCGGTTTCCTCCTGGCGCAGTCTGGCGATGGCGATTTCCAGGTCAGCGTCAACCTGTCCGTATGCGACAATGAGTAACCGTTTGGCACGACTGATGTGGGCACCCGCCTCAGGGTCGCATAGCCGTATAGCAGCATCCAGGTCGTGTTGGACTGGCCTCAACTGCTCCTGGCATTTCTCGCGAACGTTGTAGAGCAGTTCAACGAGCGTATAGGCGTCGTCTTGTGTGAGCATCTACGTTTCCCCCTGCAATGTCAGGTCGGTGCGCCGTTCCAGGGGCCTGCCTGCTACGCTAGCGCGTTGCACGTCCAGGGCGGCCTGGGCAAACCGGCACGTTGATGGGTCACACACCGCTGCACGCGTGTTTTCCAGGCGTTCAATGCGCTTGTCCATACTGTCCATCGTGCGGGCTATGCGCTCCATTTGCGCTGTGATGGCTGGTAAAGCCATCCGCAATGCCTTCGCGGTTGCGGCCTCGCTTAGCTCCTCTTCCTCTTCCCTGGCTATGCGCGCCTCGGCCATCCTGGCAGCGTTCTCGATGTAGCTGTCTATGAGGCGCTCAAGGCGCGGCCAGAGCCGCCAACCTGCCAGCAGCAGGAGAAGTGCAAAAAAACCAAGCACGCCGTAGTCAAGCAAGCGTGAGGTAGCGGCTTCCAGGATACCGGGTTGTGCTGCGAGAAACAATATAGTTCTATCTATGTCGCATTCGGTTCAGTTCGGGGTCACTCACGAGGGAAAAAATGAGGGCGTACTCATCCCATCGTGAGTGCGCCCTTATAGAGGCATTATAGCACACCCACACAAGATGTGCTATTGCTACGGTGTATTTTGTAGCTATGTCGTTCCAACCGGTTCAAACGTCAATGCCCAACATGGCTCATTCAATGCCTGCTCTCCGTACATCTCCGCCCAGCGCTGGCGGAACTCCTCTGGCGTGCTGAAGCCCTCCGCTACCGCGTCTTCCATCGTGATGTGGCGGGCTTTGTCGATGTAGCGAATGAGCGTGATTCGGATACGGCCCTGTGCGGGCTTGCCGCGCCCTGGCTGCACGGCGTAGGTTTCTCCCCATCGCCAGACGGTTCTGACAGTGCTGCCGTTAAACTCTCGTTTTACCGCTTTATCGTTCCCGTTGATGCCTATGTGAATAAGGCGCTGTCCATCTTTCACCGGGCGGCGCGTCTGCGTCTTGCTGCCGTCGAGCACTTTTTCAAAGAGTGGACTTATGAAGATCATTGCACAACCTCCCAGCCCCAGTTGTCGAGAAGCCCTATCATAATCGACAACGGCTCTTCGTTATCTTCGAACTCTACCAGAGCGGCGCGGTAAATCACAACCGTCTCTTCGCGATGCTCTCCGTTCAGTTCCACAAAAACCCGTACTTTGATTGTGTCTTCCATTTCCCTCTCTTTCTGCTGCTGTATCTCCAACAATGCCCCCAGCGGGGTGTCCAGGTAGGCCGGGGCGGTGCTGGGCACGTCCACCCCGGCCAGGGTGAAGAGGTCGGTCATCACTACACACCTGCATCAGACTGACTGGGGTGTGACGTACAGACACCTACTATCTCCGCAAAGCGAGCCGCGTCGGCACTGTGCTGGTCGAGCCACGTCCGCAGGTGCCGCACATCTTCGCCTGATATCTGGATACTTTCCCGCCCATCAGTCCCGAACACGCCCCCACCTTCGCCGCTCCACATCAACATATTGAGGTAGAGCTTCGCGCAGCCGCGTTCGGTAAACTCGATCTCGTTCACTGTGTCCATATTGATGTACCGTTCGCCTAGTTTGATAATGTTCACTCAATCACCTCCAGGTCTGATTCGCTTTCCGTGTCCCCTTCTCCCCCGGTGTTATCCCAGCACACCCAAACAAGGCGCTCATCAGGAGCTATGCCCATCTCTGTTGTTATCTCGCTATCCCCGGCGCGCTCTATGGCGATAACGTAGCCCTCCACCCCGTCTACTCGATGCCTGACCTTCGTTCCTACCTGTATCATCTCCTGGCCTCCCTGGGGCACCGATGCGAACGATGCCCCCGCTATAGTATGCTACGCCTTCACTTGCCGGATACTGACCGATGGCTTGCCGACCTTACGCATACGGTCCAGCGCATTCGGGTCGTTTGCCCTGAAATACTCCTCAAGGCGCTTGTCATCCCAACTAACGCGCGGCTTAGACCAGATGGCATGATAGCGCGTGCCCTTGACCGTCTCGCCAGCCTTGAGAACCGCCTGCTTCACGCGGTCTTCGGCGGCGCGTATGGCGTCGTTTATCTCCTCCATCGTGCTGTCGTAATCGGCATTCAGTGCCTCTATGTTGGCGCGGATATCCGCAGGGATAATCTCTTTAACTGCTTCTACATGCTCCGTCACTGCCAGTTGTCGCCGTGCATGCAAGTCCTCTAAATGTGTCATCATATCCAGGATTGTCATAGTCCTGATTCTCCTTTGCGGGCACTCAGCAGGTCGTTTAATTCTTCCGCCAGCACCAGGACGCGGTCTTGTTGAATAATGAGCCTGCCAAGCTCTCTTGTCAACTCGGCAAGCGCCTGGTATGCACTGGTTGCATATTCGTCTTGCAAGAGCGGGTCGAGCTTTTCAATAGCCCGTTCGACCTGCGCCCGAAGCTGGTTCATACGTAATGTGTTCACCGTTTCTTTCTCTCCATATCAGGGACCGACCCATTGCCGACCCGCTTGCTGCTGCCTCAGTTCTCATTCCTCAACCACGGCCCGCTCATCGGCGGCAGCGGCATCCCACTGGCGAGCAAACTCGTACAGTTCGTCTACCAATGAACATGCATAAAGCATCGCGGCATGGCGGGTACAGCCCTCTGCACGAAGAATCTCGCGTGCGAGTTCGATGATCTCGGTTTTTATTCCTGCATATCGGTGTTCCATTGGTCTCTGTCCTTTCTAATGAGGCAGGCCAGCACCGTTCCGACCTACCGCTTGTCGCTGTTAAGAACCATACCCCGGATAAAGTGCCCACGTACAGTCGTGCCCGGCAAAGAAGCTCATTGCTTCCGCGCTGCTGGGCGCTTCGCCCTTGTACCCGTTGTGATCCCACACCTGCCAGCCGACAGCCACCCCGTCCACGTCCCGGCGACGGATAACGCCGCGCTGGAACAGACGACCGAACCAGACGTTCAGCTTGCCCTGTTCGTCCTCGTCCCATTCCGTCCGCAGGCGCGGGTGCTGTGTCTCCGGTACGCGATACTGTGGCGGGATGTCCTCGCCCTCCAACACGTGGCACTGGTCGGGGCCGCAAATCGTGATGCGATTCGGGTGCGTCTCGCGGAACACGAACCGTCCGTCCATAAGGCGCTGCGCGTGAAAGATAGCGCCGACGATGTAGGGGATGTCCTTGATCTGAATTACTGCGTGTACATGCATCTCATCTGTCCTTTCGGTGTCAGGGCCGAGCACCGCGCCCGACCCGCTTACTGCTGCTTCAGCCTTCATCCTTGAACAAATCATCTGGCCGCTTCCGCGTGGCCCAGGCCGGGAAAGCGTTATCTCGCTTCGGCAATTCCAGGCGCGCCGCGTTGTTGTGGCAGATTGCCAGCAACCTTTTCGCTGCCCTGTGTGCGCACGGCTTGCCGTGCTGCGCTGCCGTGCAATTGCATTGCCCGTTGACGTGGTGCGTCTTGCCCGCTTCGCTCTGGCTGGGGATGTAGGCGTGGGCAATGCTGCCGTCTGGGGCATACTCAACGGTAATGCCGTCGCTGGCGAGCAGCAGGTCAAATGCGCGCTCAAGGGCGTTTCGCCACGCCTGCGACATCTCGCGGGCGCTGGCCTGCTCATAGGCGCTGGTAAGCTGGTCACAGTCGGGGTTGAAGACGGGCAGTGCATTGGCTTCTTCAGCCACCGGGGCACGGCGGGCTTCCAATTCCAGCAACTCGTATGCGCGTGCGTCGAGGGCCGCTTCAGCTTCCTGGCGAGTGTTGTAGTAGCCGACGAGCACACCGTTCAATTCGGCCTCAAACTCGACGCCGCTGCCGTCTTCGAGGCGATGGAGTGTTATAATCTTGTTCATCATAAAGTCCTTTCTTGAGGAGCCTTGCCCGCCTGGTGCCTCCGCATCGGGCGGGCTTTTTTGTTCGTCACAGCGTCGTGAAAAATGCGTAATACTCAGTGCCCTCTTCATCCTCATAAGTTTCCTGGCTGTCCAGAGTGGCAGTCTGAGCAAGCAAGTTTTTTGCTGCGCGATAGTTGTCTCCATCCATTGTAAACATCGAAAATCGCAATGGAGCATCGCTAAAAAAGGTTATCTCGACTTCTGCGCCCGTCTCTTTTTGAACCGTTGCCGCCATCTGTTCCTGTATTTCTTTGATTGTCATCTGTCTATCTCCTCGCTGCTGTTTTGTTCACTGAGATAAGTATAGCATAGTGCTTTACACCTGTCAAGTACTAATTTGCGATTGACATATACCAACTTGTAATGTATACTGTCTCTATAATAGAAAGGAGGGGGCGTGAAACGACACAGCAGATATCCGGATGATCGCCTCTGGACAGTTACAGAGGTGGCGAACGAGTTGAGGGTATCTAATCAGGCTGTCTATCAGTGGATAAAAGAAGGGCAGCTTGATTACGTACCGTACGGACGGGAAGAGGGCCGCATGCTTGTCCCGGAGAGCGTTATGCGGCAGTTTGCAAATCGGCGGGCAGAAGTGGAGCGGTTGAAAGCGAGGATACGCGATGCCTGACACCAGTGGTATCTACACTATCACCAACACGATTACGGGCAAACAATACATCGGACGAAGCGTAGGTATCAATGGCCGATGGGCTGCCCACAGGGCACTGCTTGACAGGTTTGATGTGCTAGAAGTGATTGCAGCGGAAGGGATGAACCTGTCCGAGTGGTTACGATGGATTGCACGGCAAGAGGCCATTAGGATTGAAGAACGAGAAAAACGGAGTGTGCCCTCCGGGACCAGGCCAGAGAGGAGGGTGGCATGAAGGTGAACGGACACGATATTGTGAGCGGGGCGAACCTCGGCTGGGCCGACCTCAGCAGGGCCGACCTCAGCAGGGCAGACCTCAGCGGGGCAGACCTCAGCAGGGCCGAGCTGCGAGGGACCGACCTGCGAGAGGCGAACCTCAGCAGGGCAGACCTGCGAGGGGCCGACCTCAGCTGGGCCAATCTGCAAGGGGCCAACCTCAGCGGGCCCGACCTGCGAGGGGCCGACCTGATAGGGGCCAACCTCAGCGGGGCCGACCTCAGCTGGGCCGACCTCAGCTGGGCCGACCTCAGCGGGGCCGAACTGCGAGAGGCGAACCTGCAAGGGGCGAACCTCAGCAGGGCAGACCTGCGAGGGGCCGACCTCAGCGGAGCCGAACTGCGAGGGGCCGACCTGCGAGGGGCGAACCTGCACATAGCAGACCTGCGCGGGGCGAACCTCAGCAGGGCAGACCTGCAAGGGGCCGTGGGAGTCAAATCGCAATCCGAGTGGATTGCGGGAAATTTTGAGGCAACGGACGACGGGTACGTCGTCTATAAGGCGCTCGGGGGCACGGAGTACTCGCCCCCCGCACATTGGGAAATCGCCCCCGGGGCGGCTCTGACGGAGGTTTGCAACCCAGACCGCGCCACTGACTGCGGGAGCGGGGTCAATTTCGCCACAATGGAGTGGTGTGTGGCAGAATATCCACACGCCACAATCTGGCGATGCATCATCAATTGGCGCGACCTACCAGGAGTGGTTGTGCCGTTCGGTACCGACGGAAAGGCGCGCTGCGAGCGGCTCACTCTCCTGGAGCCTGTACCATAACCTGTAGCACGGAGGGAAAACTATTATGAGGCAGAGTGAGGTGACCGTCACCCGTCCAGAGCGAGAGGTGAACAGGATATGCAAGAGTACGACATCATACCGTATGGCAATAGTGAAGGTATACCCATAGACCGGGCTGAGCGCACCCATCGGCTCATCAACGTGACCGAGATGTTCAAGGCCAGCGGCGCGCCGGAACACAAGAAGCCCGCCAAATGGTTTGAGCACGAAAGCACACAGGAGCTTATTGAGGAAATTTTGAAGTCCCCTGAGAGGACTTCAATCACTGAGACACGGAGAGGCACCACGGAAGGCGGGCAACGCGGCGGCGGGTCTACCTGGTATTGCGAGGAGTTAGCCCTGGCCTATGCGATGTATCTTTCGCCTGCGTTGCATCTGGCGTGCCTGCGCTTCATTCTGGACAGCCAGCGCCAGTCACAGCCAGCCGCGCACGGCCTGAGCCGTGAAGATGTGCGGCAGATGATACAGGAAGAGATGCGCGGGAGGAGAAAGCCAGCGAAGCAAAAGCGCATCCCTCGCACAGAGAGCTATGTCCTGTGGCCGATCAACAAGGAAACGCTAGACGCGCTCAGGGCATTGGGGGGCAAGGCCACAGTAAAAGACCTTGCAACGCATATGGGCGCGGAGAAAAACAACACGGTGTGCCGTCGTTTGCGCCGCCTAGAAGAGCGCGGGCTTGTAAAGCGGGTGCTGTATGGCACATATGAGCTCATGCCCGACATGGTAAAATGCTCGAATAACTAAGGAGGACAGGGATGATCAAAATACGAGAGGCATACCGCGCCCTGACCTCACCACTGGCGCGAAAAAAGCCAGGGTGGGACTTTGGCGCGGTATGGCGCGCACGCACACTGGCATTGTTCGGGCCGGATGAAAACGCGCACAGGGCTGTTCAGGGCAGCACCAGGGGCCACGATGAGGAGAGCGCAGCCTCGCCCTCCATTGTAGCACGAAAGGAGAACAGGGATGATGGTCCCTATTAGTGTGAGAATCGCAAAGGATTACACAGTAGAAACTGAGGGATTTGTTGACGGTAATCTCGCCATCGCTCCCTCAGGAGAACACTTACTACAACCCGACAAGTACGACGAATATTGTGTCTACCATACCCCAACTGGCCTGGCAATTGGTCCTGGTATGTCATTTTCTCAGGCATTGCAGGCATACAAGGAATTGCGCCATTTCCCGTGGCACGTGCCACGGGACGACCTGGAGTACAACCGAGCGCTCCCCTGGCATGGGGATGCACTGAGCGTTATCAAGGAGATAGAGCGGAGGGTATATGAAGCGGAGTGAGATGACCGTCACCCGCCCACAGCGGCAAGAGGCGATTGACATCGTGACAAGGCACATTGACGCGTTTGTCGCTGGCCTGACTGACTGTCAGGTGTTCGGGTATCTTCTGGCGAGCCAGGAACACACATTCGGGTACACCGTGCGCGGCGCGGTGTATTACGACGACCCTGACCCAGAGCCAGTGGAGGTGGCAGCGTGATTATCCTTGGAATAGACCCCAGCATTAGCAACCCGATGGGGGTTGTGTTGTTTGACACAACAGAGCGGAGGGTTATCCAATCGCAAACATTCCGGTTTGATCGCCTGGAAGCAGGCAAGAAACCAGGAGAAATCCCGCTGCAAAAACGCCTGGACCTTGCCACGGAGTCTTTGACACCATTATTCAGGAATCACTTCATATTTGAAGTGGGCATTGAGGAGCAGATCGCGAAATACAACGTGCGCAGCCTGATAGAAACGAGTTACCTCGTGGGCCATATTCAGCGACTCGCTGATACCTATGGGGCACGCTGGTATATGGTCAAGCCAGGCCAGGCAAAGCAGGCGCTCGCCACCACTGGCACGGCTGATAAGGCACAGATGGTAGCAATGGCAGCAGCGTATGGCGTAGCACAGGAGGGCCGCAAGGCAGACCGAGAAGCCATAGCCGACGCGCTTGGTGTGGCATTGGCAACAGAGTGTGTCATCCGAGGGCGCGTACTAGCAGAACGAGCAACATAGAAAGCTCCCCGGTGGGGACGGGGAGCAACGATACGGCACGAAGAGCATTAAATAACGGAGGGAACAAACGATGAACAACGCAATGACAAACGCAATGAACGCAACGACCGAACCGCAATCCCGGACAAAGGACTATTTTGTGGAGTGTGAGATTGACACACGCGAGGTCGTGTTTCAGCAGATAGACGGTCGCTGGCAGTTGATCAACTATGACGCTGGCAATCCAGAACACAAAAACCCGGATGTTGAGATTGCCTTCCATTTTTACGGAACAAGCCGTGATGGTGCCACATACACCATCACACGCACGATGCAGGCACGCTCCCGCAAGCGGCCCGACTGGACGAAGGTTGTGCTCCCATCACTCAAAGCGCTCGGTATTGCCGACCCGATGACCCAGGTGCATAAGCATTGGGTGCACATCGAGCTGGTCAAAGTTGGCGAGTACACGAACAAAGATGGAGAGCAGAAGGATTTGACGACGCCCCGGTTCGTTGAGGTTTTCGAGAGCAGCGAAGCCTGTGAGGCCGCTGCAGAGGCGTTCTGGGATGAGCGCCGCAATGGTTCTGGTCACGATGTCCAGGCCAAAAACGTACCACAGCCTGTTGAAGAGCACCCGCAACGCGCCATGTTGCTCGCGCTACTGCCTGCGATGTGGACGGCAGCACAGCAGCAGAGCGATCCGAATGCAGCGTTTCAGCAGATGCTCGAAGCCAACCCGCTGATGAATGACGCGGGCATCACGATGACCAGCCCGGAAGTAACAGAGCTAACCGGAATACTACCCTACTAATGATAATCAAAAATACCTGTGCGGCAACCACCGCACAGGTATTTCAGAAAGGACAATATTATGTATGACATTATACCATACGGCGACGGTATTTCAATCGACAAGGCAGATCGTAGCCATCGCCTGATCAACGTAACCGAAATGTTCAAAACCAGCGGCGCGCCCGAACACAAGCGCCCTGTTGAATGGTTTCGGCAAGAACAAACACAAGAACTTGTTGAGGAACTTTTGAAGTGGGCTGAAACCACTTCAATCACAGAGACACGCAAAGGTACTACGGAAGGTGGGCAGCGCGGCGGCGGCTCTACCTGGTACTGCGAGGAGTTAGCACTCGCCTATGCAATGTATCTTTCGCCCACTTTGCATCTGGCATGCCTGCGGTTCATTCTCGACAGCCAGCGCCAGCCACAGCCATCCGCGTCTACCCTGAGCCGTGAAGACGTGCGTAGCATTGTGCAAGAGGAACTGAAGAGCACCAGGGTTCCGCCGCACCAGGACGATTATCTGGCACTCGAATGCAACCGTGAAACCATTGACGCATTGCGGGCGCTCGGAGGTCGCGCCCGTGTCAAGTTGATTGCACGCCATCTTAATGTTACTCCTAACACCGCACAAAAGCGCCTGCTCAGGCTAGTAAAACGCGGCGCAATTCAGCGCATTAACTATGGTCTGTATGGACTGTCAGGAGAGAACAATGCTGACTAGCATACTCTATAATGGACTAGATATGCAAGCACAGCCAGATTGGGGTGTACCTGCCATTAGCGCGCCGATTACATCAGCATCGTATCTGGCCGTATGCGCCGATGGCGCGCAACTGGCGATATCTGTGATGACTACGAATGATCTGCGTCACGCATTGCGCAACAAGACGCTCTATGCTGATATGCTAAAACTGCGCGGTCTCTCACCCTGGGCATACCTCATCACGCTGGAAGAGAAGCGCACGCTTGACGATGACCTGTCTAGTGCGTTACTCAGCGTGCAAGAAACTGGCGTTGGCACGCTGCATATCAAGCAGGAAACGCTGGTCGAAACAGTGCAACGCCTTGCAAAACGCGACCGTACAACCCGCCGCGTGCGCCCGCCGCGTGAGGTGCTGTTTGCCGATCCCGAGCTGGATATGCTGCTGGCACTCCCAGGGCTCGGAGAGAAGAAGGCTATAGCGCTCCTGGAGCATTGCAAAAGCGCTGCGTGGGCACTGATGGTGCTCACCGATGATGAATATGAGTTCCCAGGCATCGGCCAGGAAACCCGCCGCAATATACGAGAGGTGCTCGGATTGCACGATGATATGAGTTTCCGCGTAGAGGTTCACGAGCCAGAGGAGGCAACATGACGAACGAATTAGCACCGACTACAACCACCGAACTAGCACGCCGCGAAGTGACGTCGGAGGCGTGGAACCTAATCATGTCTATGTCTGAAACCGTCTATGAATGCCGTCTAGTAGCAGGCGTAAGTAAGCCAGAACAGGCTGCATTCGTGATGCTGAAGGCGTATGAGCTTGGGTTTCCACTGTCAAGCGTGGGCGACAACCTGCAAGTGGTGATGGGCAAGGTTGCGCTCACTTCACAAGGGATGTTGGCGAAAATCCAGAGCCGCCCCGACATTGTGCGCCTCCAGATTGACAGCAGCACAGACGACGCCTGCACTGTCACGATGGTGCGCAGGACCGGGTTTCGCTTCACGCTCACCTATAGCGTGGATGATGCGGAGCGGGCCGGGCTGGTCAAGCCCGATAGCAACTGGAGGAAGTACCCAGCGAATATGTGTCGCTGGCGCGCTATTTCAATGTGCGCCCGCATTGTGGTGCCTGACCTGCTAGCCGGCTTATATCTGGCGAGCGAGTTTGATAACACGATTATAGATGCAGAGGTAGCAGAATGAACTTATTACAACAGGCGATGGTAGTGGACACGATGACCGAACCATCACAAACAAATGGGTTTTTACCATCGAAATACCAGACGTCCATCTTTGAATGGGCACAACAAGACACCGGAAACGCATTGGTAGAAGCTGTGGCTGGCAGCGGTAAAAGCACCACACTCGAACAACTCACCAGACGATTGAACGGCTCTATCCTGTTTTGTGCCTTCAATAAGCACATCGCAGAGCCAATGCAGAAGAAACTGCAAAACGCGAACGTGAGCACGATCAATAGCATCGGCCATCGCACGGTGGCGCGGTATTTGGGCCGCGTGTCGCTGGATGATCGGAAATATCGCACCATTGCGAAAGACCTGACTGCACCACTGGCAAATGATTATGATGAGCGGCGCAAGTTGTCAGGCGCGCTGTATGACCTATGTCGGTTTGTGCGCATTACGTTGAGCGATCCTGGCGATCAGACAGCACTGGAGCGGCTGATACGACACTATGGCATCGAAGATGTCACTACCGAGCTATTGCTACTGGTCAAGATTACCATTGAACGCGGGAACGATCTGGCGGCAGAACAAAAAACGATAGACTTTGTTGATCAACTCTATTTACCGCATCGGTGGGCATTGACACCAGAGCAGTACGATTGGGTGTTAATTGACGAAGCGCAAGACCTGAATGCGGCACAACTCGATCTCGTGCTGAAATGCGTCAATCAAACCGGGCGCATTGTGGCGGTGGGCGATGGCAGGCAGGCTATTTATGGATTTGCGGGCGCCGATGCTGCCAGTTTTCAGAAAATCGCCAGTGCAACCGATGCAACCCGGCTGCCGCTATCCATCTGCTATCGCTGCCCGTCTGGGCATCTCGACCTGGCCCGTGAAATTGTACCAGAGATCGAAGCCCGAGACAATGCGCCTGATGGTATCGTTGAACATATTGGTGAGCAAGACTTGCACAACTACCTACAGCCGAACGACCTGATACTTTGCCGCCTCACGGCACCATTGATTGATGCGTGCCTGGAATTGATAGCGCGTGGCACACCTGCCACCGTGCGCGGGCGCGATATTGGCAAGCAGTTGACAAAGATCGTTGATCAGGCCACCGACAATGGTGACAAATCCTGGGAGCGGTTTATTTGGCACCTTGATACTTATTATACTGAGCAGGGCGCGAAACTGGGTGACGACGATGAAAAACTGCAATCCCTGGAAGATCGTGTGAATGCTGTGCGACGTTGCTATCAGGAATGGCAGAGTACCAGCGCCGATACTTTCAAGGCGCGGCTTGAGAGCTTATTCAACGACAAAGACAGTATCATCACGCTGTCTACCATCCATCGTGCCAAAGGGCTGGAGGCGGAGCGAGTATTCATCCTGCGCCCTGACAAACTACCGTTACAACTCCGCAATCCACAGCAGTGGCAAACCGAACAGGAATGGAACCTGCGCTATGTAGCACTCACTCGCAGCAAACACTATCTCTGTTTCGTGCATCAGGAGAAGCCACCAGAAGCCCCACAAGACCCGGAACAGGAACAACAGGTGTCAGACACCGCAGAACCAGATAGTAACATGCCTCCGTGCCGCTCAGATACACCACAATCGTTGTATGAACAGGTCAACAACCTGGATTGTGAGTACAGCCGCATTAAGATGGATCGTAAATTAAAACGCCAGGAACTTGCGAGGCTGGTGGTGGACGCGGGCGGCGAACTGGAAGTCAAAGGCGCTCTTCTGAGAGCGTATGCGAAGGGCGAAGAATTGGTATTGCAAATTAGGACGCGATGATGCAGATGCACGAGACAAAAACCGTTATCTTACAAGCCCTTGAACCATACCGGAACACACAACACGGCGAAGGCCGCTACAACACACCGTGGCGGCCTGATGCTGATGGTGGCACGCTGTCAGTATCGGAAAATGATGATGGCTATCTGGTTTGGTATGACCACAAAGACGAAACAGGCGGCACGCAACGAGAGTTGGCCGAGCGCCTGAATATCCAGACAATCAGCGACGCGCAATCATCGGGCACCGTATGGGAGCGCGCCGGGTTAATGCAGGGCGCCACCTACACACCGAGGCCCGCATATACCTCACTCGAAGATTACGCCGCAAAGCACGGCGTGAGTCAGCAAGTATTCAGCAAGGCCGGGTGGAAAGAGGCGAAACGGCGCGGTCATAAAGTGCTGGCTATTGCGACACAAACAGGCACCCGGTATCGGTATCTGAATGAAGAGAAGGCCGGACTCAAATACGATCACGAAAAAGGCTGGAAACCGTGTTGGTACGGCCTCGGTGTTGCAATCGGTATGCAACATGATTGTCTGGTGGTCTGCAATGGCGAGGCGTCTGTCGTAGTGGCGCATCACTACGGCGTGCCAGCCATCTGTGTACCGGGTGGCGAGAAAAAGTTGCCACAACACCTGATTGAAGAGCTACAGGATCGCTGGCGAGGTCGTATCTATGTGGCACTCGACAGCGACGACAAAGGCCGCAGGGTTGCGCCGCAGATTGCTGAGCAGGTGATGGGAACGGCTATAGATTTGGGCAATGATTTCGGTTACGACCTTGCTGATTTCTGTCGTGACAATCCTGAAGAGACGTTGCAGGCACTCGAAAAGCGCGCCCGAATAGGCACAATATACACTCCATCCTGGATGCAAGAGGGTATCACGTTATTCGCATTGCGTCGTAAAGAGTTTGATGAGTTGCAATGGATTGTGCCGGGGCTGTTGCCAGAAGGTTGCTGTCTATTGGCTGGCAAACCGAAGACCAAAAAGAGTTGGCTGGCGTTGGGTCTGTCGCTGGCTGTGGCAATGCAGCAGCAGCAGCGAAAGGCGTTTGACAGTCTGGATACACGGCTTGGCGAAGTGCTGTATTTAGACCTGGAGAGCAACCAGCGCCGCATGAAAAGCCGCGTGGGGGCAATGCTGGAAGATACTATCGAGTGGCCTGATAACTTCCACTTGTTCACAAAATGGGAGCGTGGCGAGGCGGGCATTCAGATGCTTGAGGAATGGATGCAACACCACCCAACAACAGCACTGATTGTTGTGGATATCCTCCAGAATATCAGGGCACCACGCGACAAAAATGCAAATCCATACGACGACGATTACAACGCCGTGAAACCGCTGAACGAGTTTGCAGAGCGCCATCGCATCACAATTGTTGCTATCCACCACACGCGCAAAGCGAAGGCCGATGACGTGTTTGATGAAATCAGCGGCTCTACTGGTTTGACAGGCGGCGTGGCAACGATGTGGATTGTTGGGCGTGTGCCATCCTCTGATGATATGGTGTTGCATATTCGCGGGCGCGACGTCGATGATGAGGAATTGGCGCTCTCCTGGGACGATTACGCTACCGAGCATCGCATTGAAGGCGACGCGGCTACACACGCAATCTCGCAGGAGCGCAAGGCTCTATTGGATGCAATGCAACCGGGTATCACGTATACACCCAAACAACTGGCAGAAATCCTTGAGAAGCCTGAGACAGCAGTTAAAAAGCTGTTGCGCCGGGTGACCGATGATCTTCTTGTTGCCAAGGTGGGGTATGGGAAATACGAAAAACGGCTGTCAAAAAGGTGTCACTCTAGTCACTCTGGTTACTCTAGTCACTCTGGTTACTCTAGTCACTCTTCTCCGAGAGTGACGCACGACCCTTCAAGAGTACCCCAGAGTGACTTTGGGGGTGTCACTCTTGACGATGCATCACAAAGCCATAAAACGGCCAAAAATGGCAAGAGTAACCAGAGTGACACCGATTCTATAGGCAAAAAAACGCAAAAAGAATACATCGGGGATGTGCTGGACGCGTACAAAGCGGGGGCACTCCGCATCACAGACGACAATGGCGCGTACTGGCTGACCGACGATGAGCGCAATGCACTCTGGCTTTATTCTTTCGATAGTAAAGAGGCTGCACAAAATCAGGTTACGCAATGGTTGAATGAGCACAGCAGCGGTTATTGATCTGAGGAGTTTCACAGAAGCTTTCTACCATATCCCCCCTGGCTATTGACATTGTTGTACTATAGTGGTACACTGATGTCGGTTGAGAGACACAACGAACACACACAGGAGACACAGCAATGTATACAGTAGTAATCATCAAAAAAGACACATCCGCAACAGTATGGCCCGACAAGCGCACATCGGTGTATCAACTGGAAACAACTATCCATCCGAATAAAGCGAAAATGTGGAAAAGCGCCAATGGTGCTCGCAAATGGGCTGATAATTGGTTTCACAACAACCGGACTGGCGGTGCTTGTAAGGTTGTCAAAATGGGCGACAATGGCGACATCGGATGGAACGCAGAGCAAGCATAAACCAAATCATCCAGGGGCGGCGCAAGCCGCCCATAGCGACAAGGAGACAGCACGATGACAACTTCTTGGACACACGAACAACTCCAGCAAGCTTTCGACAGGGGCGAGTCGGTTCTGGCGGCGGTCAAAAACACCCCGACGGGCGATGAGGTAGACACCATCAAGGTTGTGGGCAGCAAGCCCGATGAAGGCGGCGGTTTGATGGTGGTAACGCCCGATGGTGAGCGCTGGTATTTTGTGTCTCGGATGTGGGTTGTCCAGAGACCATTTCGATACAGCCGCCCATAGCGACAAGGAGAGGGAGATGAATAAACCGCAACCAGCAGAAGAGGCAACGATACGCCAGATATCAGACCACACTATCCGCATAACCGTGCATACGCCCGACGCGATGTCGGTGGTCAATGCAGCGCGGGAGTTCGGCATGGTGTATGAAGCTGTCATGTACAAAAACATGTATGACCTGTCCGTAGCCAACGGATTTGATGTGTCGGAGGTATTGCAATACCTCAAAGCCCAGGTATAGGAATGACTGACACTATCACTATAGCCGAAGCCGCCGCACTGCTCGGCATCCACCGCAGCAGCATCTGGCAGGCCATCAAACGCGGGCGTTTGGAGCGTGTCCCTGGCACCGGACGCGAGGCCCGCGTCGCACGCGCCTCGGTGGAGCGCTACGCAGCCGAGCGAAGGCAGCGAAAGCCGTTCGATGAACTGAGCGAACGGCAACAATATAGGAGAAGGGCACAACACACACAGAAAGGAAGCACACAATGACCACCGTAGAGGACCACATGAAAGCGTCAATACAGGTTGTCACATATGGATATGTGCCAACTTCAGTGATTGATCTCGTTAGGGAGGGAATTGCTGACGCACTCCACGAGATGGATTTCATAGGGGACTTACCCATAGCGCACATCTCCGAGGGACCCATCATAGACAATTACGACGCGGAAATACACGCCTGCTATACGAGTAAGGATTGCGCCGTTCGCTGCTGGTGGCAAGGGGTTGGTAAAAACGTCATCGGTGTGCCCAATGATGTGCGAAACGATGTGGGGTTTTATTTTTTCGCTGCACACGAAGCCGTGCATCATGTGCAATGGCAGCGCGGCTATGGCGAGTCGACGATTGATGACGGGACAGCAGCATACTGTGATCATCCTCTGGAGGTAGAAGCGCAAAATATTGCACACAGACTCACAGCGCGCCGTTTCGGATTGATAGCACCGGAGGAGAGAGCATGAAACGACAACTTTCGCTCTGGGAAGAGCAACGCATGACGATGAACGATGCCATCCAGATGACCATTGATAGCCTGTACGCCTATGCTGCAAACTATCGACATTGGGCCATAGCGTTCAGTGGGGGCAAGGACAGCACCGCCACAACAACGTTGGTGCTCTGGCTCATTGAGTCAGGGCAGGTGCCGCGTCCTGAGACACTGACTGTGCTCTATGCCGATACCCGGCGCGAGTTGCCGCCGCTGCAAGCCAGTGCCTTGCACCTGCTGCGCACGATGAGGCAGCGCGAGGTCAACGCACAGGTGGTATTGCCGCCGCTTGATGAGCGTTTCTATGTCTATATGTTAGGCCGAGGCGTGCCACCGCCCAACAATATGACCTTCCGCTGGTGTACTCGGCAAATCAAAATCGAACCAATGAATAACGCACTTGCCCAGCACGGTGCCGTGCTGGGCCTGGGGCAGATGGTTTGGGATAAGCGCCACAAACGCTGGCGTTACCAGGGGTATGGCAATGAGAAAATCCTGATGCTGACCGGGTTGCGGATGGGCGAAAGTGCAGCGCGTGACCAGCGCATTGCCCTGGCCTGCGGCAAAGACGGTGGCGAATGTGGGCAGGGATGGTATCAGGAGACTACGCCTACAGCCCTGGCTGACACCCTGGCTCCGTTGCTGCACTGGCGGCTGTGCCACGTCTGGGACTGGCTGATGTTCTTTGCGCCGTCACACGGCTTCGATACGCAGATGATTGCAGATGTATACGGCGTGAGTGAAGAGGGAGACCAGAAAGAACTCAACGCCCGCACCGGCTGCACGGGCTGCGAACTAGCGACGACAGACGTAGCCCTTGACCACCTATTGAGCGAATACCCGGAGCGCTGGGGGCACCTGGCTCCCCTGAAACGCCTGCGCCCGATCAGCCTCGAACTGCGCAAGCACGGCAACCGGCTGCAAAAAGACGGCACCGAGCGCAAGAAGGACGGCACGCTCTCTAAAAACCCGGGGCGCAAAGGGCCGCTCACGATGGAGGCCCGGCAGTGGGGACTGGCCGAGATTTTGCAAATTCAGCGCGAGGTCTTTCAGGGGGCACACCAGAACAATATGCCAGCAATGGAGCTTATCAACGGGCGCGAGTATGGGCGCATTGTGCAACTGCACGCCCTCAATACCTGGCCTGGCAAATGGGACGGCACCGAGCCGAACGGGGCCGAGTTGCTGCCCCAGATATTGGCCGAGGGCATCGAGCAGCCGCTCCTGCTCTCACTAGAGGATACACGATGAACTACACCGATTTTCTTGCCGCCAAACGCGCCATACACACGCCGTCCGGCTTTACCGTTGACGCGATGTTCGGAGAGAAGGAGGCGTGAAACCAATCATCAGCTACTACGGCGGCAAGCAGCGCATTGCATCGCGCATTGTGGACATTATCCGTACCATTCCGCACACTGTCTATGTAGAGCCGTTCGCAGGCGACGCGGCGGTGCTGTTCGCCAAGGGCAAGCCTCGCCCCGATAATCGTGATGATTATCGGGAATGCGTCAACGATAGGGACGAGCGCATTGTGACGCTCTATCGCGTGTGCCAGGAGCAGAAGGACGACCTGCTACACCTGCTGCAATACACGCCATACAGTCAGTCGGAGTATCGCAAGGCGTACGCCGTCTTGCAAGCGCCGCACGACTACACGCCGTTGCGCGTCGCCTGGGCGGTGGTCGTGCAAACCCGCCAGTCGTTTGCAAACGGCATAGGGAAGGGGTGGGGAACAAACGTAAAGACACGGAACAGCGCACAGGCATGGGCAACGTATCTGCAATGGCTTCCCACCATCCTGGAGCGTTTCAGCGGTGTCTATGTGTCGTGCGAGGATGCCATCAGGTGTATCCAGCGTTGGGATAGTCCAGACACGCTGTTCTACTGCGACCCGCCCTACCCTGGCGCAAACCAGGGCCATTACAGTGGCTATACACTGGAAGACTGGCACGCGCTGTGTAGCGCGCTGGATACGTGCCAGGGGAGCTACATCCTGAACAACTACCCGCAGACGACAGAACCAGCGTCGGCACAACGACGGATAGAAATACAGGCCGTGATGAGCGCGGAGAACAGTAAAACACGCACCGCAAACCAACGCGTGGAGGTGGTATGGGTGTGCAATCGGAGCACGCAGCAGGAGCGCACGCTGTTTGATCTGCTAGAACGAGAGGGGGTGGCGTGATGCTGGTATTGTCGTTGTTTCCTGGCATTGGTTTGATTGATATGGCCTTTGAAGCGCACGGCTTTTGTGTCGTGCGCGGGCCGGACAGCCTGTGGGGCGGTGACATTCACACGTTCCGCCCGCCAGCAGGCAAGTTTGACCTGGTTATCGGCGGGCCACCGTGCCAGCGTTTTAGCCGATTGGCGCATATGGTGCGCCACAACGGCTATGAACTTGCGCCCGATCTGATACCGGAGTTTGCGCGGGTTGTCCTCGAAGCGCAACCGCGTGCGTTTTTGATGGAGAATGTGCCCGCTGCGCCATGTCCAGTCACACCGGGCTATGCACAGTCGGTTGTGGTCATCAACAATCGCCAGTGCGGCGGTGAACAAAACCGCGAGCGCCGTTTCGTATTTGGCGTGCGCGGCGAAAAGGCCATAAGCCTGCTCCCCCATCTCGACCTGTGGGGCGCGGTGCCTGGCGAGTGGGCCTATGCGGTTGTGGCATCTGGCGGCGGCAACTGGAACGGCACGCCCATTCGCCTGAATGGCAACGGGAAACCCAAGAAGGTTGTCAAAGACAAGGTGCGTTCGGAGTTGCCTCCGAACGCACGCAATGGCAGAACTCTGCAAGAGAATTGCCGCTTGCAAGGCTTGCCGGGGGATTTCTTAGACGGTGCCCCGTTCACCGTGGCGGGCAAGCTCAAGGCCATCGGGAACGGGGTTCCGCTGCCGATGGGCAAGGCAATAGCAGGAGCGGTCAGGACAGCATTAGAGAGACATAAGGAGGAAACATGCAACCACACATAGACAAACGGTCAGAGCAGATTGTGCGAGAATACAACACAGCCATCGAACAACGAGAACGTGCCACGATGGCAGTGCTCACCGATGCGCTGCACAAGGCCCGTGCGGAGCGGGCCGCGCTGCGTGACCTGCTGGCGGAGCTTGCCAGCGTGCAGGACATATCCGGCTGGGACGCTGCCCACCCGCACCTGCGCGGGGATGTGCAAAAGGCACTGGAGGGCCATTACAGCAGCAACGACAACCTGAATTATGCGCTGGACCTGTTGCAGCGCGTAGTCACTGGCTGGGAGGGTGGATTCAGTCTGGATATGGACACACTGGCGGATATACGGGCATTTTTGAAGAATGTGGAGATGTAAGGATGACTGAGAAAGAACTAAACGCGATTATCAAGAGGACGTCTGAGAAAGATCTAAACGCGATTGAGGCACGAGCGAACGCGGCAACGCCAGGGCCGTGGTCGTACGCTACGGCATATGTTAATGCAGGCAAGGAGGATATAGCATTGCTCTATAGTGCATTTGGCGACGGAACAATAGACGAGTTTTTCCCGAATGCAATAAACAACGCCGCATTCATCGCACACGCTCGTCAGGATGTACCCGTGTTGCTGGCCCATGTTCGCACGTTTTATCATGAGCTAAGACAGGTGCGCCAGGAGCTAATACAGGCATACGAGGAGCAAACACAGGTATACCGGAAATCCAATATGTGCCAGCGCCACGTCTATCAGGGCGTGCTGCCAGAGAACCTGCGGCGGTTTTACCGAGACGTTGACCAGGAACTCACCAGGGCAATGGAGTGCTATCCACGCCTGAATAGCGCACATGAAGCCTATGCGGTCATCCTGGAAGAAGTGGAGGAGCTGTGGCAAGAGGTAAAGGTCAAGCAGGCGCACCGCGACCACGCAGCAATGCGAAAAGAAGCGGTGCAAATCGCTGCGATGGTGGCGCGCCTCGTGGTGGATGTACTGGAGAAACAGGAGTGAGCACACAAAACGACGTACCGATTGCAACCCGCTACCCCGCAGAGCGCGAACTCGATGTGCTTATTGCCGAGCGCGTCATGGGTTATCGGACCATGTTTGACGATATAGCAGGAGACTACTATCTCCTGAACAACCAGGGGGACGATCTGGGTATGTGGGTGCCGTACTATAGCGCCCTCCCGAAAGACGCTGAGCTTGTCATCTACCGCATCAATATAGCAATGCTGGCAGTTTTTACCGAGCACTATGGTGCTCGTGCTGTCGCCCGCATCATGCAGTATCAAAACGAACACTGGCCGAACTATGCGCAGATACACGCCGCCGAAGGCAAAACAGCCCCACACGCTATCTGTTTAGTCGCTCTGGACTGGATTGAAGAGGAGTGTCGAGATGTTGAATAATGAAGAACTGGCACGGGCATACAACCTGCTTGATATGCTGGTGCAACCGGAAGGCGACGAGTCACTCGAGGGGCTGATAGCGCATATCTGCGAGTTGCAGCAGGAGCTTGAACGGCTACGCAGCATTGTCGCGACGCTGTGTCAACGCCACGGAGAAAGTGAAACAGATTATCTGAAGGAGGGGAAGCATGATACTGGGGAATGACGCTATTCGTGCGGCGCTGGCCGATGGCAGCATCGTCTGCACGCCAGAGCCAGAGAAGATTGAAACACACCTCGACGTCCACTTGGGAGATAATTTCTGGCTGCCGCGCCCGATGGGGCGCAATGTGGATATTGCCACCCAGGCACCCGAGGAGCGATTTATGCTCGTTGACGACGTGTCGGCAGGGCAACCGTTCCGACTGCCGTCGCTGTCGTTCGCGCTGGGGCACACCGATGAGTACGTTGGCACCACCGTGCCAGATATCGAACCGGCCCTTGAGACCCGTAGCACTGCCGCCCGATGGAGCCTGACGGCGCACGTCTCGGCTGGCATAGGTGATGCCGGGTATTGCTCCCGATGGACGCTGGAATTGTTCAACTATGGTCCCGATGCCGTCTTGCTGTATCCTGGCATGCGCGTGGGCATTGTCAAGTTTCATCGTGTTGAAGACAACACATCCCTCTACACGGGTCGCTACAACACGCCAGAGACAGAGTGGACACCGCAGGCGATGTTGCCCCGCCAGGGGAATATGATGGAGCATCGATAATAATGACCACACTTGAGCAAATCAAAATGAAAACCCGCGAGCTACAACAGGGCCACGCGAGCGGCGTGCATCTCCAGAGTGTCCAGGATGAAATCCACCACCTCTATGAACGCTATCGCGCCGAGCGTGCTGACGTTGCACCGCTGGAAAAGCGTGCTGCGCCGCCGGGAGGGCAGGCTGCGCCGCCGAAACAGCACTGGAGACAACGCAGAAAGGAGCTTGACGCAGGCGCGCCGCGCAAGCGTTCCCCGCGCAAGCTGACCGATGAACAGGTGCTTGAAATACGTCAACGCTGGGCAGCAGAAGGCGGACGGCACGGCTTGCAAGCGCAGATGGCGCGGGAATATGCAGTGGGCAAAGTGACGATGGGCGATATTGTCCACGGGCGCAGTTTTCGCCATTTGTTGTAAACAGATTGTCAGGCAGCGTGATATACCCACTGTCAGGCAACATGAAGCCCCTGGCACGACGCCAGGGGCTTTCGTTATCGCTTGGAGTTGTCTATCGCTCCCATGCCGCATCAATGGCGCGGGCAACGGCTTCGACCGTCAATCCTGACGGCACCGGGTCAAAGCGCGCGGCTTTTGGGGTGCCGCGCCGGGCAGGGTTGTCAAGGGGTTTTCGGGGCAATTTTGAAGGAATTGTCTATCGATTGATTGACAACTGATAGACAAGCAGGTATGATACGAGCAGCGTTCTATCGAGAAAGGAGTGGGGGGGGTATGTTGGTACACGGCTTGAATGTTGGGCACGGCTTTACTAAGTACGTGGTACTCAACGAGGACGGTTCGGAACAGTGTTCGCTGGTGTTCCCATCGGTGATTGCTTTTGCTGCGCCTGAACTGGCAGGGGCAATCGACAACGCGGTGGTCACGGAACACGGCGGTCAACAGTTCTGGACGGGCGAGGATGTGGAGATAGGCAGCCCACTGACCGACCTGTCCGTCGGGCGGCTCAATGACGGTCGGTTTATTCCGGTGCTGGTGCGCAGCGCATTGCAACGCGCCAGTTTGAACGGTGCTGACCCGGGCGTGTGCGTGACCGGACTACCCGCGAACCAGGCCGAGGATATGAGCAAGGCCCAGGCACTCGGTGCCCGCCTGCGTGAAGGATCGGACACGTTCACAGAGATACGGGTGATTGCCGAGCCGCTTGGCCTCCTTTATTCTGCGTTGCTCGATAGCACGGGGGCAGTGGTAGGTGATGAGGCGCTGGCGTCCGGGCGCGTGGGCGTTGTGGATATGGGGCACCTCACCATAGACGTGAGTGAGGTCAAGGGTAAGCGTCCGGTGTCGGGCAGCCTGGACACCTGGGACATCGGCACGTCAGAGCCGTTGGGCGCGGTGCGAAGCCGTTTGAGCAACTTCTCAGGGCGCAACCTGACGCTCCAGGAAACCGATGAGGTTATTCGTAATAAATGCCTCAAGATACGCGGGAAACGGGTGGCGTTGCCGGATGGATGGGACACGCCTCTGTCGCAGCACGGCGAAACCGTTGCCTCCCGTCTGGTTGAACGCTGGAAAAATGGGGCACACCTGGATACCATCCTGATCGGCGGCGGTGGGGCTGAATTGCCGCAATTGACTGATGCGATACAACGCAAGTTCCCGCACGCGCATGTGGTAGCAGAGCCACAAATGGCCGTCGCTCGCGGCTATGCGTATCTGGCGCAGCGCATAGCAAAGGCGGGCAAATGACACGACGGGGCATGCTGTTCGCTCGTGTAACCGAAGCGCTGCGTGAGGATATCCTGGCGCATGGCGATCCGTCGTTTGCCGTGCGCGGGGTCATCATCCTGGGGCTGTATCGCCTGGGGTGTGACGTGCAGCAGCATCGCGGAGAAGTACACAAGGTTCTGGAGAGCGATACGATCTCCGACGCATTGCGCCGCGAATTGGCGGCACTGGCGCAACCCCGGCAGCAGGCACCACCAGCAGCGCCAGTGAGCGACGACGGTGACGATTTTTGGGACGTGGGGATTAGCGTATAAAACGCGTGTTATCCAATTGGAAGGGTCACACTATGGAAAAACTGATACCGTTGTCTGTTGTCTTCGTTGCGGTGTGGCTCCTGGCAGTCACACTGGACCCTGAGGCAGCAGAGCGCCGCCAGATAGAGAACAGCCACGCACGCGCAATGTTGGCGCTGGAACGCCAGCAGGAGCGGCGCTGGCAGGAGCACCAGCAGCCGGTGTTTGACGCTGTGCTCGTAAGCGCGGCTTCGGTGGCCGTGATTGGCCTGGTCGGCTTCAGTCTGGCGGTGTTCGGGTTCGTCTCGTTGGCCGGGTGGAACTGGGCACGGGGGCTGAACTTCGAGCGACGCTATGCGATGCGGGAGCTTGCCAGCAAAGAGCGTGTACTAATTGCACAAGCCCAGTATCAGCACGCCTTGCCAGCGCACCATTACGCCCCGCACATTGCCTATGCGCCGCACACCAGCAGCAAAGCCATACCTGGCGATACCGCGAGCGTGCCAGATGAGCAGCCTGCGTCCGGTTTGCCTGGATTGATTGACCTGGCCGACCTGGACTTTGTGCCGTCGCCCAGGCGGCTGCTGTTGGGGCTGGGCGAGGACGGGAAACCGCTCACGGTGCCAGCAGCAGCACTGATGCACACGGGCATCGTCGGCAACACGGGCGGAGGCAAGAGCAACACGGGCAGGCTGCTGCTGGCCCAACTGTTAGCGTGCAAGGTGCCGTGCGTGCTGGCCGACCCGCACTTCGCCGAACTCGACGCCGAGTCGGGTGAGGACTGGCGACCTATCGCGCGGCGGTTGAAGCTGGCCCCAGCGCGTAAGGCAGGCGACATACAAGACCTGTTTGTCTGGCTGGATAGCGAGATGCGGCGACGCTATGACCTGCGTGAAGCGGGCGAGAAATGGGGCGCTCCGCTGGTGTGCTACGTTGACGAATTGCCCGCCATTATTGCCAATGTGCCAGGGGCGATGGCCACGCTGGCAAAGCTCCTACAGGAGGGGCGGAAGGTCTTTTTGTATGTTGTCACCAGTTCGCAATCCCTGCTCACGGATGTGCTCAAGACACCCGGCGAGGTGCGGGATAACCTGCGCTCGTGCTACTATTCCGGCGGCGCTGCGGATAGCGTGGTACGATTGCTGGATATGCCCAAGCGTGACGTGTTTACCTATGAAGAGCAACTCGGCCAGGGCGTGGTGCTGTTGCGCAGCGCAGCGACGCCCCGCGCAACACTAGCACGGGTGCCACTCGCCAGCAATGAAGGCATTGCCAGACTGTTGCCGGACGACCTGCACCAGCAGGCGGAAACCATTGACATAGCGATGCCACGGCAAGACGCTGGCAACACTTCGGTAAAAGCGCATACCGCAGCAGAGCGCCGTGTTCTTGACATGTTCGCTGGAGGGGCCAGTATTGCAGAGATTGCCAGGGAGATCAGCGGCGCAAGGAACGGCAGGCGCTACACCGAAGCCAGCCAGCAGGCACAGGCCGTCATTCGGGAGGCGGTGCGCAATGATTGAGTGTCTGGGCATTGTAGCGCTGGTGGTGCTTCTCGCACTCCTGGTCGCCGCGTATCGACTCGGCTACGGCCACGGCCACCGGGCCGGAACCGAGGAGGCAGCGGCGCGGATTAGCGGGTTCGTCCGAGCAAAGACGCTGGATTGAACAAAACTCTTCCTATTTGGCTTTCTGAAGCCTTGACAAACAGCGTTGAATAGTGTATACTGTATTCATGTTAAGGATACACATTACTGAAAGGACACACACAATGGCAAACGTAATGACGCAGAAACGAATTGATGCACTGAACGCGCAGATGACGGATGGCAAAACAGCACACGACGTAGCGGTTGAGAACAACCTGGAATTGGTACAGTGGTATGACCAGAGCGGCGGACTGTACAGTGACAACGAGGACAACCTGGTGTTTGGATGGGAATGCGGAGAACCCGGCTTCGATGACCAGGTGGATTGACGATTGCAAATGACCAGACACACCCGCGGGGGCCGCCGTCCAGGGAGCGGCCCCAAGCCTAAAGGTAAGCCCTGGCTGAGAACGGTGAGCAGTAAATTTTCAGCACAGGAGATTGAACGCATCGAAGCCGAACGCCAGCCTGGAGAGAGCCGCGCCGCGTGCGTGCGGCGGCTGGTGCTGGCGACTCTGGAGCAGCAAGTACAGGAAGTGGAAGCGTAGCAAGGATAAAACATGCGAAAGCTTATCTATGGATTGATTTTGGTTATCGTTCTGCTCGGCGGGGTATTGTATCTCCAAACTTCAAAACGAACGGTGGTGCCCGCTCACCGAGTTGTGTACCGCGTTAGCGGGGAGGGTACCGCCGTGGTGGGATACCAGATACCGGGCAGAGATTTTATGGAGGACGGCAGGCTTGTTCGGTTGCCGTGGGCAATCACATTAGACAACGTTGTAGAAGGTGCGGAAATAACTCTGGTAGCACTGAGTGAGACTGCCGATGAGGTCACCTGTTCTATCACCGTTGACGAACGTGTTGTTATAGATATCGACACACATGACACGATGGCAGTGTGTGGAGGCAGGACATAAATCTTTCAGAGCCGCGCTGATGAGCCGGGCCGAGCGATGACAATCCTGACCCGGCTTCTGCTCTGGCGTGCTGCGGGAACCTCCGGGCCGTTGTAGTGCAGCGTGATGAACCACGTTTGACCTCGTGTGCCGATGGTTGCGCCGTGCCATCGGTGATTGAGCGGTAACTGGTCGCGAATGTCCTGAATATGCATCTATGCGCCCCCGCTATTTTATTTCGTCCCACATCAGGGCCGAATACACATCTGCCGTGCCGCCCAATCCCTGCGCTGCAATGAGGAGCGTTGTACCGCTCCCGGCTGTTGCCGCCGCGTCCAGTCCGTAGGGCAGGCGGCTTGCAATGTCCTGGACGAACTGTGCAATATCCTGGTTACCGCCCCCCACCGGGAGATACCCCATCTCGATAACGATGCCGCCGCTAAAACTGGTGAGCGTGGCATTGTACTCAACAGCACTGTTTGCGTCAGCGCTCACCCATGCGCCTCCGGTGACTGTGGGATTATACACCAATTGCCAGTAGATGCCGCTCGATTCAGTGAACAGGTTCAGGCCGCGTGGTCGTATTCCGGCACGATTAACCAGACTGTTGAACGTGTCCGCTGCTCGAATAGCCAGCGTGCCAGTAAGCGCGCCTGTGCCGCAGGAAACGGACGTCGCCTGATTGCTGGCAGCGAACGGCAATGCACGATCGCTCTCGAAGCCCCCCCAACTGATAACACTCGAACAAATTTCCTTCATCGTGAACGCCACCGGCGTTGTGTCATTCACCAATTCGTAACGAACGGGGAGATTTGCCGTGCGCATAAAAGACACCGTTTGCGTATTGGTATAATACGCCTCGTGCGCCCATTTCAGGCCGAAATCGCCCGTATTGCTCTCCAGGTAGAACCCATAGCGTACCTGTGCGGTGCCAAGCCAGAGAAAATCGATCACGAACACCTGATTTTTCGTCAGGTCTAGTGTTACGCCAGACGGTCCGGTGCCGTCCAGTACATCCTGGTTCCAACTGGCCTGCGCAACGCGCGTGTCCACAACGCTGCCAGATGTATTAGAGCGCACGACAACTGCGACATCGGTTGCCGTTTGCTCAAAAAACACCCCGTTGTTGTCGTCGTAGTACCCAATGCGCTGGGTGATATTTTCGGTCGCCGCACCCATCACACCGGTGCAGAGAATGAGTTGTGCCCGGCCCGGCTGATAGCGTATGTATTGCCTGGATTGCCTGACTACGCGGCCTGTAGCAGTGCCCCCTGTCGTCATGTCCACCGCTGCCTCATTGGCGTTGTGCGTTGCTGTGTTCCCCGATCCGGTGGCCAGTGTTTCCTCAGTGACCGGTTGCTGGTCGTACTCATGCTGAAAATCGTATAGCGTTGTTGGTTCAACGACCTGCCGCCTCCCTGCCGCATCTCCATTGACCATATTATCCTCGTTTATTAAATTTATGCCGATAGTGTTCGCAATGGTTGCAGCGCGCTGCTCAGCCAGGACGAGTGTGTTATTATCGTTCGCGGTGGTAAATTGCCGCAGTCGCTCCATTAGATAATCGGACCGTGAGTTGCTCATGTCAGCCTCAGAATGCACTCGATATTATTTTCCAGGTCCCCCCCGTTAGCTAGTCCGTCACTCACCTGCGGGCCCGTCAGGATTTGCCAGGCTCCCACATCCTCGGTGAATACCAGGCAATCGCGATTGAGCGCCTCGTTTGCCGATATGCGACGGCATGCGAGTGTTTTGATTGTCTCTCTGGACTGGCGCGCGGCACGTATCGCGCCCACGGTGCCGCTTATCTCTGGCGTGACCAGGGTAAACGCGGGGTAATCAATAGGCACGAGGGGAGAGGAAGGAGGCACAGTGAGGGGAGAGGAGTAAAACCGCACCTGGTCCAGGTTTTCCCCCGATTTGTACAGCCCGTCTTTGGCGAATGTGTTCCAATAATTGCCAGTGCTCAACTCATCATCGTAGAGGATGAGATCGTCAACATTGTAGTCCTTGACGACATAATACCCAATAGAAGCACTTGCGCGTGCCGTACCAATAATGACGCGGCTGTCTCCTGGCCTACGATCAATGAATGCGGTGCCGCGCCCTAGCCCGCCATCGCGTTTATTGTTGACAATGAGCGACACACCAGTAGCGGTATGCGTGTTCAATCCGAATTCGATGCCCAGTCCCGATTGGACTCCGGCCAGTATCCAGTCGGTTCCTGTGCCTGACACACAAAAAATAGTGCGCGAGTTTTGCCAACCGAGCGTGTTGTTCACGGTGGTTACTGGCCCATTGTTTGTGCCAGTTCTAATGTTTCCGTCCTGGCCTGACGCCATCCAGGCGCCATCTACGAAATCGTGAAACGACGCCGAGAGGAAATCCCTTGTACCTGAAGCGGTTACCAGTTGTGTCCATGTGCTCCCGGTGTCGTTGGTGTAATGGACCCCGTCCTGTCCGACGGCTATCCACTCATCGGGGTTGAATGGGTTTGCGACAACCTCGCGTATGCGTACGCCCGATGTCGTGACCACCTGTTTTTGCCACCCTGCTGTCTGATTGTAATACCAGACATTGCCGTCATTGTCGCCTATCACCACCTCAATGCCAGGCTTGAGTTGGGGCAGTCCTATGCCCCCATACCCCACCGACACGGCGTCTCCGTTAACTATTTTCTCCAGTGTGGAGTCGTCGTTGGCCTGTTTGTAGACGCCTCCGTCTGAGGCGAAAAACGCGAGAGGTATCTCGCCATCTCGCACGCCGCGGAATATATTCCCGCTGCTGATTTGTGCTATGTCAGTAGCGGTGAACACAGAGCCCGACAAAAGCAACAGGAATACACTCCCGTCGTTGCTCCCGACCTTGTAGCCTTCCCTGGCGAGCAGTGGCGTGATGGTTTGCATCTCCATGCCGGTGGTGACAACTCCCGACCAGTCAACTGACAGGCTCGCATCGGTAAACCGCACCCGGTTCGCATCGGTGGCCACATTGGAAAACACGCACGCAGTGCCCCAGGGCGCAATCGCCAGATCCTCAGCAACCGCGTTGGCGTCAGGGTTCGTAATGCCGATAGTCCACGAGTTTCCCCGGTTGGTGGACTCGAACAGATACCGCCCCACACATACTGTGAACCTGTTGCTATCGTACGCGCTCACGAACACGGCGCCAAAATTAACGCTTGCCGTTGCGGTGATTGTGGGCAACGCTGCGCTCCGCTGGAATGTGGGCACGTCTGCGGTGGCATTGGTGCTGTAGAGGACAACATAGGCGAACCCGCCAGTGACAGGCTGCCTCAGTCCTACCAGTACGAGGTTCAGCAGTTGCTCGTTTACAAACGGTTCGCCGACAAAAATATCGCTCGGCACTCCAAGCCAGGTGGTGCCCTGTTCGCCTGAGTTTGTGGCGTCTATAAACTCAGGGAACTGCGAAAAATCAGACGGCTCGCGCCGATAGAGCGCTGTGTTGAGGCCGCTTGAAAACAGCGCCCACAGCTTCCCTTGCTCGTTGTAGCGTGGCACGCCAACGCAATCAAACGTTGCGCCAGGGATGTCTGAGGTGTATTCTGCTGGTCCAGCCTGCGTGCTGTACTCTACGCCCCAGGTACCGTCCGCGAGCGCGTATTGCACTACTCGCGTGAACTCTTCTATATCCGGCCCGTCCAGTTCTATGGTCAGGGTGTTCGTCAGTGTGGGGTCTGTGCTCTCAGCAACAGTCAGCGCCAGCGTAGAGCCAGTCAGGGTGTCGAATTTGAACAGGGGACTGACCTCTGTGGATGTGCTGGGAGAGACGCTCCCGCTGCCGGGAGTAGCGGTCCAGGAATAGGTCAATGTGCCGCCGTTGTTGCTGAGCGATTGCGACCCATCTGCAAACACATACGCGATACTCCCGCTGCCCGAGAGCGGCTCCACGTCTATTGTGGTAGTAATACTGGCAATCGGTTCAACTCCGGCGATTTCTCCCGTGACCGGGTCCAGCCCTCCGTCCCCCAGCCCGCCGGTGCCGCCCTCCCCTGCATCCTCTCCCTCCACAGGCTGTATATCGGTATCAGTTGCCACAAGAGACGGGCCCAACGCGGCGATAAATGTCGTCAGCCCGCCGTCATTGGCGCTGCTGCGAATAACGATGCCTGTTTCGGTGTCCAGGTCTATCTCGGGCGAGATGATTTTGCACGATTGCCAGGGATAGATGAGCGGTTGCAAATTGGTCTGGAATGTGATCGAGCGAGTGCGAGCAGCAGAGCGCCGTATTACCTGCCTGCCTCTGGCCTCGCAAACCGCCGTGGTCTGGAAATACGGAAATTGCCGACCATCGGCGACGCCGTCGTCCAGGATGCTCGTGGCAACCGTGGCGTTTGGTTGAAACCCGTCGCTGCGCAATGGACCGGTGGCTGTGTACTCGATAATGACAGCCTGCCAATCAGTCCACAGCCGTTCCGGCGCGGCAAAGCCTATTGTGTCAGCAGGGAGTTCAAACCCATTCGCAACGCCGCTGGCAAAAACCGGTGATCCGTCCTGCGATGGAATGGACACATCCGGTACCACATTGACCGCGCCGCCCGCATTGACGAAAAACGTCAATCCGGCGTGCTCCAGCACACGATCAAAAATGCCGCGTATCTGCTCGCCTGCCTCAATGACAATGTCCTCAAAATTGCCCAGGTTCCAAACGGACCCCGGCGCGAACAGAAACCCGATCTCGCTATCGTCCAGGCCAGCGCGCTGCAACAGGTCCAGCAGCGCGGTTTCGACGGGTGTGCTGGACCACGTTATATCTGACTGCAATGCCTGTTCAAGTTTCCACATACAGTCAATGACAATCCCGCGCCACGCCTGCGGGCCGCCCCGCGTCTGATCATGAACAAAATAGCCTGTGACGAATCGATACCAGGTGACAGACCCGCCAATCAGCAACCCGACATCAACCCGCACCGGCTGCGGTGTATTGGCGCCAGGAACAGAGGAGGTGAGTTCCAGACTGCAGGTAGTCCGCTGCCCAAGCTGGATGCGCCGCGCCGGGAACGACGCGAGAGCGTACTGCACGCCTCCTATCCAGCAGCGCAGCTTGTAGACGTATGTGTCTCTATCTGGCCAGGTCATCCCGCCAACCTCCTCCACACAATCGTGCCGCGCCACACACCGTCGCAATCCTGGCGGCGCGGCACCTGGAATGCGTCAATAATCACGCTAGTAAAAGCCTCTCCGGCGTATTGCCATGTCCCCGACGGTTTGAACTGGTGGGCCAGTGCAAGATTATCATAGCTGGCCTGGTCTCCGATCACTATCTCCTGCGTCAGGATATATTGTTGATGATAGACATGCGCACTGGCCTGATTTGTGCCGATAAATCGCAGCAGTTCCCATTCTACTCCCGGTTCCCACTCTGCGCGGTCTGTGGCTGCTATCTCGCCATAGTATGCACGCAACGATGTGGTGCCGTCTGTGGGGTCCGTAAATGTAAAAAACGCCTCGTAGTTGCTCATTGCGCGCTCTCCGCTCTATTCCAACCGGATAGCAACGCCTCAACCACCGATGACTCAATAGCCGCACTGATTTGTTGCACCATCTGGCGAGGATTGTCCCCACCACCGGCAATACTGAACTGATTGGAGAGATTGAGTGTCAGCGAGGGCGCCATCGCCATGCCAGCACTGGCCCCCGACGCGCTCGCCCGGCCACTCATTGGCTCCACCATACCGCTGCCGTAGGGAGGCGTCATCAGGTATTGACGGCCATCATACGTGAGCAGTTCCGGTCCCACTCCCGGCTCGGTGACCTCGTACAAACTGCTGCTGCCTACCGGTCCGCCTCGCGCCCGCCCCATAATTTCACTGGCAAGGTCAGCGGCGCCGCGCCCGGCAGACGCTCCCCCCTGGGTCACGATTTTGTGCACCGTAGTTATTTCGCGCGGTATCGTGTTGAGCGCATTCACGGTGCCCCCCGCTGCCGCCTCAGCAGCGGCGGGTATTTTGCGGAGTTGCTCGGCGTACTGCTGTGCGGAAATATCGCCTCGCTGGAATGCCGCCGTTGCCTCGCTGGTCATGCGCTGTATGGCGGCATCTACCTGCTGCTGTGTTTGCGTGGCGTTCTGCCTGATTTGCTGCTGCTGCTGAATGTATTGGCCCGTATTTTGCCCGCCGTTTGCAACCCATGCGTCCATAGACGTTTTCATATCGGCAAACGAACGATCAACCAGGCTCGTTTGTACGCCATATTCAGCGCGTAGACTGGCAGTCATCTCCTGCAATGCGCTCTCAGAGACCCCGTGCAGCGTGGCCTGAGCCGTGACGTAATCTATCAGCATCTGGCCCAGGTGTGCGAGTTGCGCGGCCTGTTGCCGCGCATACTCTTCCGCCGCAATGCGTTCCTGTTCTTTGAAACGCTCATTTTGCGCTCTGATTTTATCGGCATTGTTCGTTTCCAGGTTTGTGAGTTCTGCGTTCAGTGCGCTTTGCTGCTCTGAGAGACTGCGCTGATGGCTGGCCTGTGCATCTGCGATGCGTCGCTGGTGGCTCTCGGACAAATCGTTCATGCGCTCCTGAATAGAGGCGCGCTGACTGTCGGTTTCAGCCCGGTTGAAATCCTCCTGCAAGCCAACCATGCGGCGTCCGTAGTCGTTCTCCAGGTCGGCAATTTTGCGATTGTGTGCCTCTATCAATGATTGCACACGAGCGTTGCTCTCCTGTGCAGTTGCAGCACGGTTTTGCTGATATTGCTGTTCTATCTGGTCCAGTGTTACCGCATGCTCCTGCTGTGTGCGTTCTCGCTCTTGCAAAAAAGTCGTCTCAGTTTGCACCGCATCGCCAAACGCCTGTGCGCCCTCTTCTGCCGATTTTTGAATAGTTTCGTTTAGCTCCTCAAACTGATCCTCAGTCAGTTCAACATCCTGGCGCATCAACGCCAGTGCTGCGCCAATATCGCCCGCAGCACGCGCCTCGGCCAGCGCACGGTCGTGCGCCTGTTGTTCGGCCTGTTCTCTGGTGGCAGTTATGCGCGCCTCCTCGCCGGTTATGGTGTCCGCCAGGCTGCGCGACTGCTCCTCCAACATGCCAGAGAGCATATTCGTGCGCATTAATTGCGCCTGATATGCAGCCGATTGCTCACCGTGTGTTACCTGCAACTCCAGCAGTGACACAATGGCGTTGCGGTGTTCCTGCTGCAATGCGGTAAGCTGGCCTATCTCACCGCTAAATTGCGCCTGCGTATCCTCGCTCACAGACTGATATGCGGATTGCGCCTCAATAAACCCCTCGTAACCGCGTGTGGCCTGCTGCGACTCGTTAGCTAAATTCTCAAATGAGCGAAACGCCATTGTGACGTTATTGACGACGCCTGTTAGACCCCGCGCCGCTGGCTCAAGACCACGTGACAACATGCCGCCAAGCTCATCGGTGGCGTTGCTGGCTGCCGCGCCTAGAGCGGTGTAGCTGCCCGCTGTCGTTTCAGAGGCAGCGGTGACTGCCTCCAATGTGGCGCCCTGTTCGTTAAGAACGTCATTCAACACAACCATTTTCTCGGCGCCGGACAGGCTCTCATCCGCCAGTGCAGCGGTAGCCTGTCGGGATAGTTCAAACCGCGCCCGCAAACTGGTGAGGTCACCCGCCATTGCTTCACGCAGAGCAATAGTGGCATCACCCATCGTTGCGGACGGGTCCAATATCAGCAATCGTTTTGCAGCCATGTTGAGGTCTTCTATGCCCACTCCTGCGTTTCGCGCAGTCGTGGCCAGGCTGCCCAATTGTGCGATATTGTCGTTCAGAGTGCCGCCATACGACCGCTGCTGTTCTCTGGCCACTCTCAGTATCTCGTTGTATGTTACGGTGTCGCCCGCCAATGCACGCACACTGGCCTGTGTGGCTTCCAATTGATTTGCTGATTGCATAGCGCCCAGGCCGAACTGGACAATTTCCGCCGCACCGAATGCCAGTCCAAGGCTTCCGAGCGCGTCAACCAGGGTAATACTGGCGGTCTTGAGATGACGCATACTGCGCTCAGCTACCCGTGCGGCGCGCGTGGTGCTGTCGTATGTTCGTTCAGTGCTGCGCAAACCAGAGGAGAGCGTGCCAGCGGCATCTCCCGCTTCGCGCATGGCATCGCCAGAGAGGCCGATCATACGCGACGCCGACTGGCTTTCTTTACCCAATAGTTGCACGCCCGAACCGGCGCTGCGACTGTCAGAACCGAACGAACTTACAGACTGCGAGGCGCGCTGTAGCGTCCTGTCAAATTGTCTGGCGTCCTCCGCAACGAGTTTGACGCCCACCTCTTGCAATGGCATCTATCGCTTTCTCCTGCCACGCGATTGCTGTTTCGCCTGGTTTCTCGCCTGACGCGCCTGGCGCTCCTGTTCCTGCTGAATGATGGCCTGTAGCTGGTGATGCACGCGATAGTGCGCAATGGCGCGTGCCTGCTGCTCGATGTCGAGTGCTAAAAACTCCGGCTCGCTCATCCGTTTCCAGCGCATCGTCTCCAGAAGTGCGTATTCCAATGAGTATTCTATCTGGCCGCGCGGGGTCCGATAGGAAAAAATGTCACGTCCTCGATACGTCACGCTGAAACGTGCGCAGCGCAGCGGCCACGTCCTCCTCTGTAACCTCATAGCCCCTGCGTATGGCATCTAGGAGCAGCGCGTCCTCACCATCCACCCCGATGCAGCAAAATTTGATGTAGCACAGTTTATCGCTCTGCTTTGTTGGCCAGGTGCCCCCGGCGCCCTCGATGATGCCGCGGGCAGCGCCTAGCTTATCGTAATCAATCGGCACATCAACGCCGTGTTCAAAAATCACATCGAGCAATATTTGCCCCAGCTCCACATTGCGTTGTTCGATTGCTGCTATGTATGCCGGATCAGCAGGGTTCGGCTCCTGTCGGATATCGTTTTCAGCATACCTGACCTCTGCCATAGGAGGGTCCGGCATGGGGAGGCTCCGGTCTACCTGTTGCCGAATGAACGGGGAAACTGGTTTCAGCTTCCCCACAACACCCGTGCTAAAATGGAACACCCTCGTTTTTTGTGGCATTATTTCACCCCTGCAATACCCTGCAAAATAATACCGTCCGTGGCGTTGTCGGCCAGCCCGGCGATGGCGATGTTATTCGCAGCGATGCCTGGCGTACCTGTCAGAGGAGCGGCCAGGCGCGTTGCTCTATCAAAATCAGGAAAATTCAGAATGCGGGGCGCCATGCGAGTGAACGTTTCACCACCGTTCCAACTCGAAAACAACCGCGCCCGTGGCGTGGCGTCGCTATGACTGACGTATACCACCTCGGCTGTAGCAATCAGGATGTCGTAGACCTCCCCAGTGCCCGATCCGTCGATCACCTTTTCAGTCCAACTTTTGCCGCCGTTTCGCGTGTAGTAGAGTTCTCCCCCGTCAGTGCCTGTCCACATAATTTTGTCGCTCACAACTCCCAGCGCTTGCTGCGTATCGGCAGACGGATCGGCGCTGGTTTGCGCAAACGTCTGGCCGCGATTCGTGCTGACGATTACCGTGCCGTTCGCCCCACTCGCCACGACCACAGCATCAACCGCTTTAATGCGCTTCAAATCCTCTGCGGTCGTGCTGCCATCGGTGAGCACCACCGGCGCACTCGTAACGTCTGTAAACAGCCACACATACCCGTTCGCACCGCACACATACACCTCGCGCGGCCCGGCAAAAAACGCGTCTGCTGGCGCATTTGCTGCCCAGGTCGTTGGGGTGACGGTCGTAAACGATCCGGGAACACCCGTGTCCTCGTCAATCTCTGCCCAATACAACGAAGCCGTGGTGACAACTACCAGTTTGTTTCCGGCTATTCCAATAGCGACCGGGTTCTCATCAGCGACGACGGTTGCGTCAGACCATGTCAACCCCGCGTCAGTTGAATAGACTACCTCGGCGCTAATGACAGAACCGGCGTCAAATTTAGTTGCAGCATAGAGCCATTTTGTGCCATCGTTCGGCACGCCGCAATCGGCGCACTGGAAGGTGTCGCCATAGGTAATCGCCACAACTTCTCGCTCCACCTGCGTCGCAGCGCGCTCACCAAACCCCAGTTTACCCACCGCGTAGTGCGCCTGGATCGTGATGGAAAGCTCGTCACTGATCGCTTCATCGCTATCGAATGGCGCACGGTCCCCGCCAGAGCGATCCGTGACCTCGCATTGAGAAAACACCTCAACAAAATTCGACCACCCCGCCAGGAAATCCGACGGATTGCCGCACGTCGTTGAAATAATATAGAGAGTGAATGGGCAAGACGCGTCTATGATCTGCCAGGGCAGTTCGCCACCCTGGTCCTCATACAGCATCAATGTGGCGGTGGCAAAATCGGGAGGGCTGACGCTCCGAGCTACACTTGCGTATTGTTTGGCGCGGTAGGGGTCCCCCACCTGGATCGGGTCTATGCCTCCCGACACGGGATTGCTCACGCCCATAATCGACATATATTGACCATCAGTTCCGCTATACTCCACCGGATTGCCGGGAAACGCTCCACCTGGCTGGCGGAAAACTCGGTTGTGTTGTTGGGTTATAATGTTGCTTTTTTTAACCTGTGGCATGACACTCTCCTGCTGCTAATACGGTAATATGGCGGGCATTCTCCGCTCGCCACGCACGCGACGCCACGCGTCTATATGGCCCAGACGCGTTCCGAACGGATTGGTTAAATCCTCTTCACTCACCTGATAGGTTTCATCGTTGTTTCCACTGGTGCTGGCCCGATCAAATTGCCAGTGCCAGAGCTCTCGATTGGCATAGTCGCAGGTGCAAATGCGCTGCGCTAGCTCCGCTATGGCAAATCGCGTCACAACAGGGCGTAACCACGCGGCTATGCGACGGTTTTCCAGCGGGTAGCCAGCCAGATAATTGATTTTCACCCGGTCCGGCAATCGGCTATCGCCCCACCAGCAACCCGATAGGCTGGTCCATGTACCGCTGTCGCTGTTATAGACTGCCTCTGCCGGGCTGAGGATGCCGTTCCTGGCATCCCGTATTCCCACGCGGGCTGTAGCGGTGGCAATGGCAGCGGGGTCTGTGCTCCCCGTGCGAGTATCACACCAGGAGGGGCAGGGCAGCGTCTCCCATATCAGTGTCGCCTGCTGGCTGCTGTCGGTTGTGCGCTGATAGACATCCAGTGTGGCGGCCAGGTTGGCGCTGTCTGCCGGGTCTATCGTGCGCAGCACAACGCCCTGGTATAGCACCGGTCGCACAATTTGCCATAGCCTCCCCGTGATGATGGCGGTTTCGGTTTCCGCATCCAGTGCAACAGCCACCGGTCGTATCTCCCACCGCGCCAGGTCGTTGTCGAGCCGATCCGGCTCGGAGAAAAACACCGTTAACTGGTCGGCATCTGTGACAGTGGTGCTGACAGTCAGCGTGAATGTGTCATTCAACCCGTCGCTATCGCTGTCAGAGAGCAAAACCGCTGGACTGTCTATCAGGCTGAGCCTCTCTGTGCCTAACGCCTGTACATACCCCTCGGGCAACTCGACGCTCAACCATTGCCCTCTGCTGTTCGCTGGCCTGCTGCGATACAGTGCGGGCTGATAGTAATCAGGGTATTGGAGCGTCATACTGGCATAGCGGGGAGCTACACTATACAGTAAATATGTGCGCAACCGCTCTTCAGCCTGTTCTATCGCCCGCCGCACGGTGGCGCGCCCCGCCGCGTCTGTTCCCTGCCATGCGTGTTCGTACACCAGCGTATTACAACTCGACTGAACAGGTATATCGCTGTTGGCCAGTTGCCAAAAATGGAATGGATGGTAGCTAATGTGCTCCCGAAATGTCTCAATCGGTAGTAAATTCATTCCAGCCCTCCAATGCCTGATGAATAACGAGCACGGCTCCCGCAACGCCCAGCCATCGCAGCAGCCATCGGGGAGCGTGCGGCAACAACAACGCCAGCCAGAACGACACACAGAGCGGGCAATGCAGACCGTCCGCGAGTATCGGCCAGCGAAACGCGGCAGCGCGTAGTCGCTCAAAACAGGCGCCCGGCCCGTCTTCTCTCGCAATCATATGCGCAGCACGATAGACTGCCAATATGGCCGCTATGTCAACTGCGGGAGCGGCGCTTGCGCTTTGGCGCTGTTTGTTGCTCATCATCAGATGGCTCCTCTGGTGTGGCTGTTTCCGGCGGCGGTGCAATCTCTGCCGTGCGCGCAATCGGAGCAGGTGCCTCAACGACTCGCCATTTGCCGGTGTTGGCCAGACGCTCCACATCGTCAGGGTGAACATTCGCGTATTTCCGATGCGGGTTGTTGCCTCCCCGATAGGCGCGTCCCTGCGCGCCTCGATAGGTTATTGCCCCGGACTGCTGACCCAGATACTCCATACGCACGTTGCCGTCTGTGGCGGCGGCAGCGCCGAGTATCGGTGTGCTGTCCACCATCGGCGGAGAGGTCTTTTTTCCTCCACAGCATCCCATAATTGTTTTTTCTCCTCTTGCATACGGGCCATAGCGGGCGGTTATCTCGTTGCGCAATTCTGTGCTGTTTTGCATCGCGTAGCGGCGGCGCTGGCCCGTATCGGCCCGATAGCCTAACAGTGGCAGCGCCAGACGTTGCCCACAATACCCGGCTATAGCAGCGCGTGCGAAAAAATCCCAATCCTCCCAGGAGGGCATATCCTCGTTGAAACGAACCGCACGAGCGTGCTCTGTGTCCATCAGGACGGTTACACTGTGTAATCCATTTGTGAGCCATGCATTCTGGCGATACGCCGCGCAATGGCGCCGCTCTGGTTTGCCGTCGCTCCATACAAACCAGTCGGTATAGATGTAGGACACGTTGTCCGCTGTCTGGTACGCATCGATCATTTGTTCAATTGCGACAGGCAATAGATAGTCATCGGCGTCCAGAAACAGACACAACGGAGCGCTGGCAACATCCAGTCCGGCATTGCGCGCCGCGCCTGCGCCCGCTCCGCACGACGTACGAACAGGCTGCGCAAACGGATATGCCTCCAGATTGAGGCGTGGGATGCCGTCGTGTGTATCGTCAACGACAACGCATTCCCAATCACGGAACGTTTGCGACAACAGGCTCTCTATTGCCGTGCTCACATAGCGCTCATGTCCAGGTCCTACGGGCACAATGACACTGACAACTGGCCTGCGATAGGAGCGCACAATCGGCCCGTGTGCAGCAGGAGCGCCCATTGGGTAGTGTCTGTCTATAGCCCACGGGTGCCTGCTGGCCAACGGAGGACATTCCAGGTGATTGCTCCTGCCCTCAGGGTGCTGGCGGTAACAAAATGTAGGCTGGTCTGTGACTCTGAGGGCGGTAAAACCAATCGACAGACCGCGTGACCAGAATTCGTAATCCTCGCACCCGCCAAAAACGTGATAGCCGCCAGCGCGGCGCCACATCTCCCGGCGGAACATTGCCGCACACGGGATATGATTGCCGTGCTCTAGGTGGTTCTGCCAATCAAATTGCGGTGGCCAGTGGCGCGCCCATCCGCCTGTGGTATCATTGCCCTGTGCGTCCATTGTGCGTAGCGAGCCATAGACAATGCCGATGTCGCGCCGAGTCTGAATAGCTCCGCGCAATGTGTCGATAGCCCCCGGCACCAGTTGGTCGTCGGCATCGAGACAGATAATATATGGTTGTGACACAGCGGCAACCCCCGCGTTCCTGGCCGCGCTCACGCCCTGATTTTGCTGCCGGATAAACTCAACAGGATATCGCTCGGCCACATCGCTCGTATTATCGCTGCTGCCATCATCAACGACTATGCAGGTGTCGCCCTCCTCTAATTGCGGCAAGACGCTCTCTATCGCCTGTGCAAGATAGTGAGCATAGTTATAGCAGGGAATGACCACTGCAACCCTGTTCGTGTCTTGTTGTTTGCCGGTCAATGCATCGTGATACACACGCGCATACTCCGGCATAATCGCCCCCCAATCATACGATTGTGCGAGGATGCGGCACTCGCCAGAAATGAGGTGTCGGTTGCGCATCAGCCAGTGATAGCCCTCTATCAGGCTCTCAATGTCGCCCTCCTCTGCCAACCATCCCGTCACCTTGTGCAGCACCGTCTCTGCCGTGCCGCCCATATTCCAACCAAGGACCGGGACGCCCGCCGCTAACGCCTCCAGAACTCCAATGCTGTGTACCTCGCGTGTCGTGGCGAGGTACACGCCCGCGTTCTGGATATACGTTCGCATCTGCTCGTGTGGCATTTTCCCCGTCACAGTCAGGGTGTCGGGGCGCTGTACAGCGGGCGCATAGGTGCTCACCACCGGAATGCCGCGTCGTGCCAGTTCGAGAGCCATTGCGGGATTACAGGTTGCGTCCATGCGGTTTTTATTCCACAGCGCGTACGGTCGTGCGTCGCCTGGTTGCCATCTATCCACATCGATGCCGTTAGGGATAACCTGGGGAATTATACGCATATCGCGCCGGAGGGGCAACGCGGCCCACTCAGACGGCATAGTCACAACACGAGCACTTCTGATATGCGGCACAATACGGCGGTTCACGTCGCGATCGTCGGGAGCCGCGCTATCGTAGTGCAGGCCGTGCAAATGCAACACATCGGGCACGCGGTCCGTATCGGGGATGATGTGCGCTGCCACTATATCGGCATCGTCAGGACTGACCGCTATCTCTACTCCAGACGCGGGGAGGTGCCTATGCTGAGCCGCCAGAACCTGCCCCACTCCGTGATTGATATCTGCCAATGGCGGGAGGTAGACACGCATATCACAACCCCTGCGACTGCCACGAGGCGCCCTCGTGCGTCCATTGCTGTCCGTTCAGATAGACGGGCACAGCCACGCGGGGAGCTCCTAGCTGCTGCCCACGGGCTTTTACATCTCCGCACCATGTGTTTTCGGTATCGCCGATGCGCAATCCCTCGGGATAGTATCCATACACATCGTGGAACCGCCTGTGCTTTATATGCACCTGGTCGCTGGCAATATAGACACCAGGACTGTTCCAATCGATAATCCAGTAATCGCGCCGCATAGCAGCATTGAGGCCGTGACTATGCACATTTGCCAGTCGTATCCAGGCCACATCGGCATACTCCTCTGATTGCAGAGCGGCAATGTGCGGCGTCAGGTCTAATGGGGTGCGCAAAAATATATCATCCTGCAATTGCAGAACAATATCAGCACTGCCGAATGCAGCGTGTAGCCCGGTGTTGGTATTGGCTCCTAGCCCGCGCCGGTTGGTTGCTGTCACGTCTGCGCTCGGGAACCGTTCCGCTACAGCGGCGGGAGTCCCGTCGTCGCTGCCGTCGTCGGCCACGACCACAGCAGTAGGGGCAGGCGATAGCTGCTGGAGGCGTGCGAGGCACTCCAGCAGCATGTTTTTGCGGTTGTAGGTCGTCACCAGAACGGTGTACATCCAGGCTCCTAACTGCTAGGGCCGTAGAAATCAGATGGCCAGTTGTAGCCCGTTTGACCGCCGTTCACAAACGATGGCGCGGACGGGTCCCAGGGCGCCGGCGTAATGAGCTCTGACCAGCCGACGTCGGTCAATCGCCCCGCAATCTGCGGGGTGAGCAGCACGAGGCGTGGCCGTGCTCCGGCAACGGTTTGCACACAGAAATTGGACGGTGGTTTGTTCCCGAACAGAAACCGTCCGTTGTCCGTTGTGTAAAACGAGCGCGCGGCAGTCATGCTATTTGCCATATCACGAGCGCCCCCCGGCGAGTTGAAATCAAAATACTCCATATAGGTGACGGGAACGCTATTCATAACGGTCATAGGCACAAAATATATGTCAGACACATTTGTGCCATCCGATGGCTCCAATGCATCGTCAATAATGACCGGCACCTGCTGACCGTCAATCAGCAGATACTGATTGTTGCGATTGTAGAGGTCACCGCGCATATTGCTGCGCATCTGCTCCGCCTCCATCGGGTCCACATCAACACTCGCGTTCGTGTTCGTTGTATTGGCTAAACAACGAAATGTCATGAACGAGCATGGCCAGATGTCAGTCAGTGCATAGAACAGCCCAAACGGCATTGTGATGGCCCACCGGACGGGCAACAGCCCATTCCTGCTGGCCTGGTAATTCAGCGCACGCCACATGCTCGTGATGGTCCTGACAATCAGGTCGCTGTTTTCTGCCACATCAGCGCTATTGAACGGCCATATCAGGCTATTTGCAGCAGAGCACGCGGTTTCAGTGACCGCATCGATGCGAGAATTGTTAATGAGCCTGTCCAGGCCGTTGAAATATTCCCGGCCTCCCGTGTTATCGCCTGGATTACCGGTATATATCTCTCGGGCAAAATCGCGCATCCACGCCACGGCCAGCTCGGTCATTGCCGTTATAAAATCCGACTGCGCTGCCCGTCCGAAATCCGCGCCGGGGATAGAGGGGACATTGCCTGTGGTTTCCATGCCTGCGGGATTGCCGTAGATAATGTAATCAGAAAACTCTCCACGGTTCGTCATCTCTCCGGCGGTCATAATGTCGTATGAGCGCGTCTGGCGCGTCTGGCGCCCGAATGGCAACTGTTGCAAACAGAGTTTCAGGAGGCCAGACGTCGGCGGATCGTCGCACACACTGTCGGGCTCATCGCCCGTTGTTGCGGTCTGGCCTGTCAGTATGCCATAGAGCGGATTTGTGTCTCGACTGGGGCGCACTGGCAACATGGATTGCAGCCCCATTCGCGGGAGCGGCATAGCCGAAAACAATGGGCGAGAAACGCCGGGGTAGCTAAACAGCCCCCCTGGGCCGTGCGCGTATACGCCGGTCGGGGGGGTCGCAGCCGCTTTGTATTGCGCTCCACCCTGCTGTTGCAACAGGGCCGTGGCGAGTTGCTGATAATCAATTGCTACAGTCATTGTGTTTTCCTCTCCTCAACCCTGAAACCCGTGAAGGGTGGCCATCATATCTTTCACAGTGTGCTCAAGTGTGTCTTCCTGCGGCGCGCCCTGCTGCGCCTTGCCCACAACGGTGCTGTCATCCTGCGTAGGGCGATACCCGTTGCTCGTGGCAGCGCGCGGTTGCTCGCCTTCCAACTCTTTCAGGCGTGCATCGAGGCCAGCAATGGTTTGTTCAGCCTGGGCCCGCTGCTCTTTGAGCGTGGCGAGTTCAGATTGCAGCACATCAGCGGCCTTCATGCGATAGCCTTCCATCCCCTCTCGCATTTTGTCAGCCATTCGGTCGGTATAGCTGTCCATCATTGCCATAACGGCGGACCGTATCAGTTCCGCCAACTCATCACGACTAACAGGCAACGTCATTTTTACCGTTGGCTCCGGCTCCGGCTCGGGCTCGGCAGGAGGCGGCACCGCCACGAACGAGCCATCGCTATATTGCCACTCGTGGCCGTCCGGCGTTACAATCGTGTCGGCGTTTTTGTAGTGCAGCCCGCTACTACTGGCAGCGCTGGCGGTATTGTCTGCACTGGCCAGCAATGACTGCAATGTATCATCATCGCTCAATAGCTCACGAAGAGCATTGATCTTCTCTGCCCGCATACCTTTCTCCTCTCTCTGGATAGTGATGTTGGTAAACCTGTTGCTGGCCTGCTGTTTTGGGAGCAGGCTGGTTTCGAATTTTCGAATATCGGTAAACACTCCGCTGGTGTCGGGTTGCCCTGCGCCAGGCCAGAACCCGATAGACAAACCTAAATCATCCTGGTGTGCTGCCACGGCCTCTCCTACAACCGGACTGGCAAATGTGCCGCTCTCAACCAGGAGGCGGTCGTTATCGTGGAGAGCCTGGAAATCTATCGTGCCGAGGTCGATGCCCGGCTCGTGCCACCAGCGCAAGACACCTCGCTCGCCTGTGCGGTCGCCTCGCTCAACCACTCCGCGCAACGCCTCCCGACTGACAATTTCGTTGTCTCTATCCAGATAGGCGGTGCTGGTCACAGCCGCCCACCGATAACGCCCGTCACGCTGCTTGTTGACGGTGAACGATTTTGTTTTTTTCGGGTCGTATGCCCAATTGAGGAGGGAAATGTCGCGTTTACTATACTCTCGCGTTCCCTGCGTAATGACCGGCTCTCCCTGCTCGGCTGCGCTCATACGCGCCACGAACGATATGGTTTTGTTCGCGTCGTCAATATCGCGCTGCGTCCATTCGCTCTTCGGGGTGCGCAACAGGCGCAGGTTGCGCCGGATGGGAGACCGGTCCTGGGATGCGAGTTGTGATGCCTCAGTATCGCCCCACGCCTCCAGTTCAGAAGCGCTCATGTTTACCGTGTCGTGATACGCGGCAAACACTCTATCAAGCTCGCCAGAATCGACGTCCTTCTGTTCGCTGGCCTCAATCGCAGCAATCTGCGCATATGCAGCCTGTGGAGAGCGGTGGCAACCGAACACGCGGCCCGACTCCTGCCCAACCTTGACCACACAATGCATATCATTCCGTTGTATCGTTGTGTATGGCATAGAGATAAAAAAAGCGCGCCGCCCCTCCGGAGAGAGATGACGCGCGGTGACTTTTCAGCCGGTCACGCGGGACCGTCTATCCTGTATTTTTGAGGGCCAGGGGGGCGGATTGCCCCCCTGGCCGGGCCGCCGGTGTGTACCGACTGTCAGCTATCAGATACCGCACACCACATACGATATAAACCTGATACACCAATTGTTATTATATATATATATATACTACCTGTCAACCATGTTGAGCGTGAGCCGACTCCGCGCGCGCCTGGGCGACCCATCGATACCCAGCCGCCGTTGCGCACATCGCAGGCCACGCATCAGTTCGCCTCTGGCGGGGTCGTTTTGTGGCAGCTCAGCCAGCAACGTATTAACTGTGTAAACGTATCGCCAGAAACAATCGCGCTCCCGGTCTGTCAGGCCGGGCGTCGTATCGGTCACTCCCACATCCTTTCCAACACAGCCAATGTATGCCCCGTCACACGACGGGACATCTTCCATCCGCAAGACAACAGCTCGTCAACAGCACATTGCACACCTGGCCAGTTGGGCATACCGTAGTCGTGAAACGCTATTTTGCCTCCTGGCGTAAGAATGCGCGCTGCTACTGCTGCGTCCTGGCTCACACACTCGTAATCGTGGCATGCGTCCACAAAAACCAGGCTGGCCTGCACCCTGGCCTGTCTCAGACACGCTAGCACGTCCCACGAAGTGCCGTATATAGGTATCACGCGACGTTGTGCATCCTCGGGGAAACGCTCCCGTGTGGCCTGGAACTCCTCGCAGGTACCCTCCCAATCCCAATCCCACAGCGACACGGCAAACACCGTAGCGCCCGCCGCTGCCATCACCATTGTTGAGCGACCACGAGCCACGCCCAGGTCAATCACTATGGCGCCAGGGGTGGCAAGGTCGTATAGCAGTCGCGCCTCCGGCTCCTCCAGCCAACTGGTGATATCGGCCACGCGCTCCCATGTGTCCTGCCAGGAAATCGAGCTCATTACCTCACCTCGCTATCAATAGCGCGCTGCATTGTCCGAGGCAACAATTCGCGCCATTTCTGCTGTATGGCTTTGGCGAACCCCCGTGCTTTTGTACCGGGGTGCTGCACGATACGCGTATAAACGACAGTGTCTCCATACCCGCCACGTCTGCTGCTGATTTTCCCCACTCTGGTTTTCGCACGGTACGGTGTGCGAAAACGCAATGCCCTGGCTCGCCTGGGGCGAATGATGTGCGGGCGCGTGCCGTCGTTGACATAGCCATAGATTTTGTTTGAGGTAGCCACCGTTCGGGCAAATCGGCCCTTGACAATGCGGAAGCGTACGTCCGTTTTCCACGTCTGGGTTGTGACGCGAAAATCCTCTCTCGCCGCCTCCGCGCTAGCCTGGAGCCCGTTATTGATGGCCCTGTCGAACGCTCTTCCATCCAACACCAGCCGACGGGGCAGCACAACCTGCAAATCAGTTTTCATAGCAACACGCCACCCCGCACACGCAACGGGGACCAGTCCCGCTCGCGCTGGATGCACGTCTGGCAACTGTCGTCTTTCCCGCGTGTCCAGTAGCAATCGTAGTCTCCCTGTTCCTCATTGACAGTCCGAATGTCCCACGAGCACCCGCAGTTTGTGCGGCATTGCGTGCCTTCCGCTGGCATGGCTGGCAACGGGATCATTCTGGTTTTGCCGCGCCAGTAGGGCGCCTTGATGCTCTTTGCATACATATCAGCCCGCGCCCGCCACGCGGCGGAAAACTCATCAGCGTCCTGGACAGCCAGTGTGAAGCCGTCCAGAAAACCGAACTGGACCGCCACATCGGCCCCCAACGCGCGCAATGCTGTTTCGCTCAACACCGAGCTGCCGAAGCCGCTCATCATTGCCGCTGCTGAGTAGCGCGCTATGAGCGCCTCGAATTGAAGTTGCCAGTCGATTACGGACAACTCTCCGCTGGCGAGTGTGTCCATAATCGTTGTGAGTTCGGCCTCAAATCGCCGTATGAGTTCCTCCAGTTCCGGTTCCATTGGCCTGTTTGTTCTATTCCTCTCCTTTAGAACGGGAATGTTAACCCGCTCCCGCTATTCCATAATTGTGTGCGCTCTGCTGCTGTTAGCAACTTATTCCAGATGCCTACTTCATCAACAATACCTTCTAATCTTTCAAAGCCACCTGTCCTGGATATACCAAACAATGCTGTACCTGCCCATACGCCATTTGATGTAAAAGAACCGCTATCCCAATTTATCCCATCGTGAATATAGAGCGTTGCGGTATTCGTTGCGTTGTTACGCTCTCCAACAACAAAATACCATTGCCCTGTATTTAGACTAGGACCAACAGTGTTTAGGAATTCCACAGTGGTACCATTGGGAGATGTAAGAAGTGCAATTTTATTTGTAGACTGGTGTCTATAAAACCAGTATTCTCGCAAACCCAGACCGTCGTGCTTCCCTAGAATTGTAATAAAAGCCCCTACCGGCAAGGTATCAAAATTTACCCAAAAGGCAACGGTAAAATCAGTATTGTCCAGGCGTAAATCTGTACTACTGGTCAACGATAGGTCGTTAGAACCACTAAATGATGCCGCATTGCCCTGCTTGCCAATGGTCGAGCCCACGCCGCCATTATCAGTCAGGTTGTTCGATCCCGTGCTGTCAATGCGGGTACCAGAAGTTTCATCCAGCTTCCAATAGGCCACCAGGCCATCAAGCAGAGACGAGGCAGCAGCGCCGCCACCACGATCTCCCAGGACGCCCAGGGAGGCGGCGCGGCTCAGGATACCGTATGACGCTGCGCCTCGCATCAGTATTTCACCCGCGCAAGGTTCGTGCCGTTGCCTGCATCAAACACCGTCTTGATCGCGTTTCCGGTGGTGTTGACCGCCGCATCAATCTCCTCTCTGGTCAAGCCCTCGTTTGCTCCGGTGAAATCCGTTGCATTGTCCAGAGCAGTGCCATAATCCAATGCGACCCACTCCGCCTGGAGGCGGAGGAGCGTCTGTTCTGCTTCCCAGAGCTGGTTAGCGGCGGCACGGGCCGCGTTGATAAATGCCTGCTTTTGATTATCTGCTGCTGCCATCTAAAACACCTCCATATCCACCACGACGCTCGCCGTGGTGCTACGCAACCTTACCGTCCGACTCGTCCCTGCCTCCAATAATCGTACTTCCCACTGGTCGGATTTTGCGATGCCGCCCACTGCCAGCGAACTGGCAGCAATGGTTGTGCTGCTGCTTGTTCCCACCGCCGCCGGGTTTTCCCCGACCGCAAACCGAATGGCATCGCTGCGCGGATAGAGCCGAATGCCACGGGCCGTGTCAGGGATCGTGACCGTGGTGACCGTGCCCGCTGTGCCCGACAGGGTAATTTCGATGCTGGCGAGTTGCCCCTGTATTGCATCCGCTGCCAACTCGGTGTTGGTTGCTGTAACCTCGCCAATGGATATCGCATCAGCGGACGCAGCCTGGATAGAAACCGGCCACGCCGCGCCGCCTTGCACATGCCGCTGCTCCATTATCGTGATACCTCCTCATAGAGCAAACGAGCGGCGGGCAACTCTCGCTCAATCGTCAATCCAACATCTCCCACCTGTTTTTGCGTATAATCATCAATGGACGGCTCCGCCATACGCATTGCAGGTTCCGCCTGCTCGTCGTCCGGTTTCTCCTCGCTGCTGACCACTCCTCCGGGCGTCTCATCAACCGGCAGAAATCCCTCCGGTAATTCACCCTCATCTACGAGATACTGCAACGCCTGCTGTGGCGAGATGCTACCCACCTCTATCTGTCTGGCTACGAAATCGCCCCGTTTCGCAGCTATGTCGGCCCTGGTGGACTCGTCCTGCAAATCCGCCTCCTGGAACGAGAACGTCACGCGCTCGGGGAACACATGCCAGTTGAGCGCATGCGTAAATGCCTGTCGCCACGCGGCCAGCCCGGACCCCTTTTCTTTGTTCGCAATGACCACCGATTGCGCGCCGGTCCCGAGAGCCCCCCTGGCCAGCAATGCAGGGTTCAACGCCTGGGGATCAATGCCCACCGACAGCGCGATGGCCAGTTGTGCGTCCTGTCGTTCGGTGTCTACATTGTATGCGTCTGGTATTTCCGCGATCGGCACGCTCACGACCTGCACCGGCACATCTCCCAGCACAGGGACCATCGCAACGCCCTTGTATTGGATCAGTCCCCGACTGGCCTGCTGCTCATCTGCTGTAGCGAGTGCATCATTGAGTTGCCGAGACGATACGCCGGATAAAAAATGAATGGCCAGTGGGCGCGTGCCGGAAACCTTCTCAACAAAATACGTTTCTATTGCCTCGGACTTCACAATGGCGCTGTAGGCTGTGGAGGCGCTGCATATGCCGACCCCTGCCAGGCTGTCGTCTGGGGTCGGCATATGCGAGATGCTGAATACCTGATAATCTCGCAGCGTGTGCATGCGGCCCTGCAAATCCTGGTATTGCACCGGCTCAGCAGGGTTGCCGGTTCGGTAGCATCGCATACTGTCCAGATGGACCAGTCCAATGATGCGAGAGCCACGCGCAGAACTTGACCTGACTATCTCGACAAACGCTCCGTTGTCAGTGGTCAGGAAATCGCGCAGATGTTTCGCAAGAAACCC